TCCATGTCCGCTCTGTTTTCTTAAGAGCGGCATTCCAGCTAATTTTCTGCCACCAGTGTTCCATTTTTAAGATGCGGGCTATTCTGGTTTTGGCGGAATTATCCTGTTGGTGGATTGGCACGCCCAGATCGGAGAGGAGTTGAGTGCTTGTTGTGCTAAGTTTGGCTGCGATTATGTCACGAACCCTTGGGGTCCAGACGTCTTCGTCGAAGCGTATAGCCTGCTGATGGATTGCCTCGGATTGGAGTTCCTCGTTATCGAGCCAGATGCATTCTCCGGTTGCTTCTCTAGCGGCGGCCTCTGCCCATAGTTGGCTGCGGAATTCTGCGATCCACTCGAAATCTGCTTTGGCGCACTGGATCGGCCAGAAGCGGCGATTGCCGGTTTCATCTCGGAAAATGTCGTCTCGGTTTGTGGTCCCGATGAAAACAGCTTGGCGCGGCTGTTCAATGAAGCTTCGCCCATAGGGTGGGCGAAAACGGTCGATGCGCCGCGCGAGAAAGGACTTGACGGTTTCCAGCCCGTTGCGGTTGCCAAGTAGCTGGGCGACTTCAGCTAGTTCGATACCCCAGACACCGAGGAGGGCGTGGGGGCTATCTTTGTTCGCGAGATCGTGCGGCAGATCGTCGGTGAACCACTCATCTCCGAAGAGGGATCGGCAGCAGCGGGATTTGCCGATGCCCTGTGCGCCTCCGAGCAGCGGCATGTGGTCGAATTGGCATCCCGGGGAGCGCACCCGCCGCGCGGCGGCGATGAGGAACTTGGCGCTGACGGCGCGGGTGTATGCGTCGTTGTCGGCCCCGAACGCTTCCACCATCCATGTGTCGATTCGGTAGACGCCATCCCATTTGATGCTGTCCAGCCACTGAAGGATGGGGTGAAAGGTCGTTGTAGCTGCGGCGGCTGCCATCGCCCGCTCAACGGTGCTGTAGTTGAAATGCTCGGTATAGAAGCGGTGCAGGTAGGCTTGGACGAGGAAGCAGTCGTTGTCCGTCCACGTCCGGGGATACGGGCCTGGCTGCGGTGCCAGGTTGGATATTGCGGCAGGGACCGCTTGCGTGAGGATGTTCCGGCGGGTGAAAGCGTTGTGCGCGAATGTGTGGACGAGTTCCGGGTCGCGAGTGAGGAGGTATAGGGCGTTGGCTGCGGAGGGGATGACGCGGCCTTTTGCGTCAGCCGCTATGCCTGCGCGCCAGTTGCGTTTCTTGGATGGCAAGGGGATTGGTTCATCGGCCACGGTTTGCCTCGTGAATTGCCTGTATTGTGATTTCGGAGCGGAGAGAGGCGCGGTCGGCGGCGCGGGGCGGGTCGTCGTCAGGCCATGAATGCACCGAATGCAGCGGCCATGTGAGTGTTGGTCGGAGGAGGAGTCCTGCGGCTTCCGCCGTTGGCAGATAGGCAGTGGCGATCTCTGCCAGTTCCACTCGCCATGCGTTGCGCGCTACGCGTTCGGCTTCTTGTTGTCGTAAAGCCTCTGCCCGCTTGCGGTCGAGTTGGGCGAGGCGTTGTTTGTGCAGTTCAGCAGCAATGCGGGCGGCCTTTTGCTCGACGGCGTGCTTTGCGATTGCCGCCGCGGCTGCCTCTGCTTCGCGGGCTTCCTGAGCGCGCTTTTTTACCAGCCATGCCGCCATCCCCGCTTCGGTTCCCAGTTTCAGTGCCGAAAACAGCCACTCGCGGGGCGCTGCGCGAAGGATAAAGTCGGGGAGAAGAAGCGGGTCAATGGCTTCGCTATTGTGCCGCTTGTGCTGCGATGACAGGTCGATTTCTATCGCCGGCATTTTCAAGCGTGCATATTCGGCGCGCTTTTCCTGACTGACGCGATGGGCAACATACACTTCCACGGCCAACGCTGTGCGGGCATCGCGCAAGATCGCATCGGGCTGGATCGCACCAGCCCGTATTTCCAGATCGACGCTATCGGCGATGAACTCGGCTGCGTCGCGGATGACCTTACGCCAGCGCTCTACGGTGGCCACAAGGGGGGGGAGCCACACCGAGCGGGCATCGGCGAGCGTCTGCTTTGCAAGTTTGTGGAGCATGGTTTCGAGCGCTCCGCCGCAATCGGCGTCCGCCTCGTGGGCAAAATGGGGGGATCTCTCCATTCCCTTTTTGGCCACGAGGGGCTTGCCGCAATCAGGGCATACGCACCCGCAAGCAAGCCCCCGTTCAACCGTCGTTATATGCAGTAGGCGGCCGTTCGCAGCCAGTCCGTACGCCAACTGTACACCATCGCTCACGCGGCCCGTCTCCGCTCTGCCTCGCGGGTGAGCACGCCCGACAGCCAGCGTTCGGCGGCCTCGGCGCGGTCCCATGTGTCGATGGTGCCGCGGTTGAGCGCCGATGCCATGAGTGCGTCAAGGGCTTCGGAGTGCGCGATGAGGCCAGCAGCGACGAAGCGGCCGAGGCGGCGAGCGTAGAGGGAAAGGGGGACGGGCTTTACTACGGGCGGTGTACTCATGGCGTCGCGTACTCCCACGGGTTGACAAAATCCGTAGGCGCGTTAGATACACGGCTGGTCGGGAAACCATGCGTGCTCACGCGCGCCCTTAGTTCGAGCCGGTCGATCCTCGCGGGTTGGCCGGCTCGCGGCGTTTCAGGGGGGCGACACTGCGCCGCGCGGTGCGGCTTGGCAATGCGCGCCCGGTGATCAAGCGGGGCTCTTTCTTGTGGCTACGCCGCATTGTCCCGCCGCGGTGCTTTCACCCAGCATATCCGATGGTGCGCCGGGCAGTAGCTGCTGCCAGCCTTGCGTCGCGCATCGCAGAAAACCGTGTGCCGGCCTTGCGGCTCGTTTTCGATCCATCTGCAGCCGCCCACCATCTCGGGCAACGGGTAGCTATTGAGCCTCAGAGCGACACCGGCGAGGGTCGTGCCGACGATCGGCGGGCGCCTGTCGGCGTAATGCTCGAGCGGCCGTGCGCGCCCGCCTGTTCCGTACTGCTCCTTCGGGATGGCGAGGGGTGCGGCGATCTCGGGCTGCGGCTTGGCCATGGGGACGAGCTCCACCAGCTTAGGCGGCACAGGGAGAGGCTGGCGACGGGTGGGGATCGGGGATGGGCGCGAGGGGAGGCCGAGCCGGCACTTGCGGCCGATGACGGCGTTCTTGCCCTTGGGGCCGAGACGGAGGGCGATGGCGATCTTGGTGGTGCTGACGCCCTTAGCCCATAGCTCGCGGAGTTTCAGGTCGCGCCAGGGCTCATCCCAGACGGAGGCCATGGCTACTCTTCCTTCCTGGCCGACCACGGAGAGTGGCGCAAACTAGCCGGCCCTCCTGATCGGCGACGGCCGCGGCGGGAAATCGTGGCGATGGGATACGCCCGCAATTACGTTCTTCGTGACGTTTAATTGCCGCGCGATCTCGCTGACGGAGAAGCCTTCCCTCCACAGTCGGCGCGCCTTGGCGACGAACGCGGCGTCGCGGGGGATCTGCTCGATGTTGCTGGGTATTCCCCTCTTATGCAGGATTTGCCGCACGCGCTCGCGGGTAATCCCGAATGCTGCGCCGATCTGCTGCAGCGTCAGCTTTTCCTTCGTGTAGAGGCGAACGATCTCATGGTTTCGCATCATGGCGCTCCATTTTAGCCGTTTGGCCACCAGAACATCAGCCCATACACAAACAGCAGGACGCCAGGACAGGCGATAAGCCAACTACCGACGATATAGCTAATGTGCATATCGCTGTATTTCGTGCCTTTAAGAAGGACTACGAGGCCGGCAAAGAACAGGAACGGGCCTCCCAGCATCGAAGCCACAAATGGTCCGTTGCCCATATCATTCCTCGTCCAGAAAATCCTGTAAGCGTTTTGCGCTCTCCTCCGCCGCCTGCTCGCCGGTCGGGAGCCGGTCCCAGCGGCGAGAGGCGCGCTTCGGGGCGGGCCGGACGGACAGGGCGGCGTCGTATTCCATCGCCAGGATGCTCATAGAGCGCGGCAGATCGGGGAAAATCTCCCGCATGCGTGCATCCACCTCGGCGACGCTCCAGGCTGGGAACCAGTCGAACCCATTGCCAATCATCGCGCACCCGAAAGCCTTCTCGGCTTCGGTTGGGGTATTGCGCCCCCACTTTAACTCCACCGCCACGCACTTGCCCCGCGCCCATAGCATATAGTCGGAGATCCCCGGCAGCACGCCCTGGCCTTTCCAGAAGGAGGCTTGTGCCATTCGTTCCTCCGCCGTGCCATCGAAGCGGCGCGCGTGCTCGATCGCGCTGTGAATGGCCGGCGGGGGGAAGGCGTGCCCCATCCACATGCGCACGCGGGATCTGAGGCGAGCTTCAGGGGTCACTGGTTTGCCACCTCGGCGAACAGCGGTGCATCTCCTGGAACATCGCGCGGAGTTTGAGGCGAAGCGGCTTGCTGCACTTCGACGTTCGCGAACAATCCGGCGTCGTTCTCTAGACGCTGCCGTCCCATCTCTACGTACGCGGGATTGAGTTCTATCCCCACGAAGGACCGCTGGAGACGGCTCGCGACCAGTCCAGTCGTAAATGCACCCGAAAACGGATCGAGGACGGTGCACGGCACGGGCGGCGCTTCGGGGCAGCCGCACGTCGACCGCCAGCCGGTTGTGCGCGTGCCGATCGGTTCGTTATAGCTGGTGCCAGCGGTGCCTCTGGAATGCCGCGCTTCCTGCTTATCGCCGAACCATTTCTCGTGATGGCGGTATTCGGTTTCAGTCGTGCGCACCCACGGCGCCCCGCACTGCGCGCAGCAGCCGCGCTCGCTGGTGCCAGCACGAATGCACCGCGCGGCCAGTTCGGGAGGGAATGTCGCAAAATGCGCCTCGGGGAACGGAGCGGTCGCGATCTCCCATACGTTGCGGACGTTGCGCGTGCCGGTTGGTTCGCGGCGAGATAGGCCGCCATTTCCGTTTGTCGAAACCAGATCGCCATGCAGCGCCGGTCCGCGCATCCGATCGCACTCGCCCGTTTCCCGCACCGCCTCGGCATCGAAGAAATACCGCGCCGATTTCGTCAGCAGGAAAATGTGCTCGTGCGCCGATGTTGGTCGGTCGGTCACGCTCTCGGGCATCGGGTTCGGCTTGTGCCAGATGATGTCTGACCGAAGGAACCAGCCATCCGCTTGCAGCGCGAGCGCCACGCGGGCGGGGATCATCATCAGGTCTTTGGGCTTTAAGCCTTGCGGAATGCCCGCAAAATTAGGCGAACGTCCCGCCTGCTTCCATCCCGCCTCGGTATGGAGAGTGCGCGGCGCATTGTAGGTGCTGCTGCTGGCGTAGGCATCGCCCAGGTTCAGCCACAACGTCCCGTCATCGCGCAGCACGCGGCGCACCTCGGCGAACACGGCCACCATCTCGGCCACGTATTCGTGCAGCGTGCGCTCAAGCCCGATCTGCCCGGCGACGCCGTAATCGCGCAGGCCCCAGTAGGGCGGCGAGGTTATGCAGCATTGCACGCTCGCGTCGGGCAGAGTCGGCAGAAGCGCGCGGCAGTCGCCTTCGAGGACCCGGACGCTCATGTCACTTCAGCGGCTCCGTCACGACGCCGCCTGACGTGTGCTTCACAAACACGATGCGCCCGCCATCTGCGGCGGAGATCAGGATCATGTCGCCGGACGCCATCATGTCAGTGGCTTTGTCAAAAAATCCGGCAGCGCACACATCTGCGAGCGTCGCGGCCCCAGCCTTGTAGTGCCAGAGCGTGAAGCCCTGCGCGTAGCTGAGAACCGACGGGTCGCGGATCGCAAAGGGGGCGCTCATTCCGCGGCGTCGCCCTTCCCGTTGCCCGGCGCGGCTGCCACACCCTCCGGGGCCGGGACAGCGGCGCGCGGCCTGCGGGCGGGCTTGGCCGGTGTCGTCTGTGCAGCGCTCGGTTTCCGCCCACGTGTCGGTACCACGCCAAAGGCTGCGAGGACCGTCTGTAATGTAGCGTGCTCGGCGCGCGCTGCGTCCGCTCGCGCCGTGAGCTTGCGCAGCTCGTCATCCAGATTGGCGATACGCTGCCAGGCGGCGTCGAGTTGCGCCGTGATCCGCTCGCGTGCGTCGGCGAGCTGGCGGGCGGGCTTGATGCGGTCTGTCATGGTGTCCTTTCTGGAATTTGGGCCGTGACCATATTTCCGCATACTTCGCAGTAAGCGCATGGGCCGAAGCCTAGAAGCCAAGCGTCCTCGTCAAGACTAGAGGAGGGGCAATCGTCTCTCTCGCACCGAATATGGCAGAGCATGTCGGGGGCATCGAGGACCCAAGGCTTTGGCGCGCTGCTCACGCTCCGACGCCGCGCTGGTCCTGCGGGTCGTACGCTCCCCCGTGTCCGCACTTGCCCATGCCGAAGCGGATGAACACACCGACGCACGCACCAACGCAGGCGGAGAGGCCGAGAGCCAGTCCGATCAACGGGAGAAAGTAGAGGGCGCTCACGTGCGCTTCCCCGGCTCTTCGTGTTTGGCCAACGTATCTAGGAGCCGCGCTACGTTCCGCAGGGTTGGGCTAGTCTCGCCAATTTCCCACCTGTTCAGAATGCTGACGGCCACACCCGCCTCTTTGCACAACCGGGTGATCGTCAGCCCCGCCCGTGCAGCGCGCTCTTTGATCTGGGCAGCCGTTGGGAGTTCGCTCATGCTCCGACCATGCCACGCAGGATATTTGTGTGTCAAGCATCTTTGCGCTTGACCGCGCATTTGTGCCTATGCTATCAACATCCCAGCGAACGCAAGGAGCGTCGATCATGCCAGACACAGACCACCTCGCCAAAGTTGCCGAGACGCTGGACAGCCTCGCCAAAGAGGCGCTGCTTACGTCGGATCGCGCCATCATCTACCGCCGCGCTCTCACTGAAATACTGGGCGAGACGAACGATACCAAAATCCTGAACATTGTCCGCGGCGCTCTGCGCGAAGCGGAGAAACACCAGTGAACCACCCGATGCAGCCGGTTGAGTGGGACGGCAAGGGCGTTATCCGGTTCAAGCGCAACGCGATCGTGGCGCATTTGCTTGACCTCACCACACTTGCCGGGATCTGCGATCTAAATCGCATTGTCATCGGTGTTGCACGGGGGCAATTCAGCAACGAGGACCAGGTACAACTCGCGCAACTGCTCGGGTATTCGGTGTCGGGATATGGCGATCTTGATTTTGTGCCGCGCGATGTGGTGCGCCGGGCAGATCGCCGAGCCGCAGCCCTGATTGTACGAGAGCCGCCCCGCCAGGAGGACGCACCATGACCGACCGCTTTCACTTTCCTTTCCGTGCCTTCCCCGCGAGCGAGCGGTGGCGCGAAACTTACGACGCGTGGAAACTGGCGACGCCCGAGGACGATGCCCGTGTGTGCGACGAATGCGGCGGGTGGCTGGCGCGCTCGATCGGCCCTGGCTGGCACTGCGAGCGGTGCGACGATCTCGACGTTGACCGGCTGCGTGAGGATCGCGAGGAGCGGCGGCGAATGGAGAAGGAGCCGTGAGCGCGATGTACATCGAGTGGCACGAACAGTCCCTCCGAAACTCGCGTGATAGTCTGCGAACCGAGCGGCGGCGTTTTGATGCGGCCAAGGTGAACCTCCTGCGCCGCGAAGCGGAAGTTGCATTCTATGAGCAGCAAATAGAAGCGGCAAAGGCGCGAGGCATGGCGAAATTCGACCGGGATAAATTGCTGATAACGAAGAAGGATCGCGAGCCGCGAGGAAGCAAATGAAGATCGTGGCCTGTGAGGACAACACCGGCTTCGCGCCGCCCTCGTGCCGTTGGTCGGCGATCGACGAGGACACCTACGATGGCGCGCACGACAGCCGCACGCGGAACCAGATCGGTTGGGGCCGCACGGAGGCCGAGGCCATCGCTGATCTCATGCAGCAGTTGGAGGATGATGCGCCGTGAGCATGGATATTGACGAGGTAGTGGATTGCGACATGGCGAAGCTGCGGCAGATCGCAGACGCAATCCGGGAGGCGCTGATGTGCGTCCGCACGGTCGGGCCAACGGCGCACGCGTACGTTGCAGGCGAGGATTGGGAGGATTTTCTGGCGCGGCTACAGGACTTGGTGCCGGACGTGTCGGCAGAGGCGGAGGCGCGGTTGCGGGCGCTGATCGAGGATAAGGCGAGGGCGGGGGAGATAGTGTAATGGATATGCAAATCAATCTTGTGTGCTGCACGGAAAAGAAATGCACGCAGAAAGATATCGCACTCATCTATGCGATGGCGATGAAGTCAGCGCATCAGAAGGCCGATACGCCTGATTGGCACGCGATCAATCGCGCAATCATCGGACGATGGAGCATGTCGGGATTGGAGCGCGTGAAGAAGATGGCGTACGATCTTTTGGCAGGAAAACGCGCGCTATGACCCCCCTCTCCATCTCTGCTCGCCTCGCCGAGATCCGCCTGCGCCTGCTCGCTGCCCGCCTGCCCAACATGGCGCACGATGTGGACGCCATCATCCTTGACGTGTGCCGGATGGAGCGCACGCTGAACGAATTAGTCTCTGAGGCGCGGGAGCAGATGCATCTCGCTTTGGCAACGCAGCAGGCGGCGGTGCGGGCTGCTGCGCGTCCGCCGGCGACGGTGCTGCCGTTCAAGCGCCCCGTGCCGGCGCTTGTTGTGGGGGACGACAGAGCATGACCGCCGACATCCAGGCGCGCGCAGATGATCTGGCAGAGCGTGTGGCGCGGGCGTTATTGGGGGCGCTCAAAAAGAACCCGGACGCCTATGTCGGTGCCGACGATCCGGTTGAACCAATAACAGTCGATGAATGGGGAGGACACCTCGGCGGCGTAACTTTGGATGGAAGGTTTGATATTGTAGAGGCAGCTCGTGCTGCGATTGAGGCAGTGCGCGGGTCCGCGATGCAGCCGCAACAACCTCCTGCCGACGAGTTGGCCTCCACCCGCGCCGCCATCGCCGCGCTGGAAAAGCGCGAGGCCGAGTTGCGGACGTTGATGCTCACCGATCCGTCCGCGCGCACGGGGAACAAAGTGGTCGCCGAAATTGTCACCGTGAAAACCTCACGCGTGGACCTGAAAGAGTTGCGGGCTATGCACGCCGACATCCTAGAGGCTTACACGTTCACGCGCGATGTGCAGAAGGTGGAACTGCGCGCGATCAGCGCGGACGGCGAAATCACGAACAGACCCAGACAACGGAGAGCGTAAAATGAAGCCTCTCGCTCCTCGGTGGAATCATTCCAAGCCGCTCGATGCCGTGTGGCTTTGGCAGCATGTTTCGCCCTGTCCTAACACTGGGTGTTGGTGGTGGACCGCAGCGCTCAGCGAAACTGGCTATGGTAATGCATCAGTGGCTGGCCGGTTCATTCCCGCCCATCGGGTGGTCTATCAATTAGTCCGGGGAGAAATACCGCGCGGGTTGCATCTGGACCATCTGTGTCGTAACCGTGGCTGCGTGAACCCGTTTCATCTTGAGCCGGTATCGGTTGGCGAAAACTCTCGGCGTGGTGACACCGGAAGCTATCTGGCAAAGATTAATAACGCTAAGACCCAATGCCCGCGCGGCCATCCGTATTCAGGCGATAATCTGTTTGTGACCCGCGCAGGGAAGCGCCTTTGTCGAACTTGCAAGAGAATGAATGAGCGGGCGCATTATTGGAAAAACAAGGGAGCTACCCCATGAGCGGTTCACGCGTCTTGACGGTTTCCGATGTGGAAAGAAAGCTAACGGAACTTACTCCGCAGTTTGCTCCTGTTTTACCCCCTGGCATGACACCGGAGAGGTTTGGACGGGTTGCACTCACTGCAATACAGAACGCGCCGAACTTGTTAAAATGCGAACCAGGGAGCCTCTGGAACGCTTGCATGAAAGCTGCCCAAGATGGCCTGCTCCCTGACGGCAGAGAAGGGGCAATTATTCCTCGTGCTGGGCAAGCTGTGTGGTCCCCGATGGTGCAGGGACTGATCGCGAAAGCTAAGCGCCGCGGCAGCGTGACAAACCTTGTCGCTAATATCGTCTACGAGGGTGAGCCGTTTGAGGTGCTGATGGGCGATGAAGATCGCATTCTCCATCGCCGCGAACTCAACCGGGTGCAAAAGGGCAATGAGGTCGCCGTCTACGCCATCGCCACACTGAAGGACGGCACGAAAGAGCGCGAGGTGATGACATGGGAGGAGGTTCAGGCGGTACGGCGCATGTCAACGACGCCGAACGCCGGCCCATGGGTCACTTCGGAAGGAGAGATGGCGCGCAAAACCTGCATTCGCCGCCTGTCGAAGCGGCTGCCTGCGCTTGATGACGACGACGATGATCTGCGGCAAGCGATTGAGCGTGTGGATGAACTGTATCCATTCGGCAAAAACGCCCCGCAGAAGCCGGCGCCAATCATTGAGCACGCCGCACCGCCCGCGCGTCCTGGCGGGATGGTCGAGGTTGCCCGCGAGATGGCGAACGGCGACGCGCCTACCGGGCAGACGCTGAAGCAGGTGGTGGCGCGGCTCGTGGTCGATTTCGCGCAGGCGCAGAGTGCCGGCGGCCTCGCCGACATCGAGGCCCGCGAAGAGACAAAGAAGATCCTCGCGCGCGGGCCGGATAGCGATGCCGCAAAGGCCGTCGTCAAAGCTCGTGATGCGGCGCGCGAGCGGCTGCTGACGCTGCCGACGGAGGACGAGGGGGACGCCCGCCTCGAGCACAAGATGATGGAGACATGACCCCCGCCGAGCGCGACATCGCAACGCTCGTGGTCGAGATGGCCTTCACGACGGCTTCTCTCGATCGGAGAACCCCCGAATTTCGCGCCGCGTTTCAGCGCCTCAACGCGGCGCTCTATCCGGCTCCGCCAAGGTGCCCGCTATGCGGCGACGCCGGATGCGACGGCAGAGTTGTCGATTGTCCTATGGGGCTCGTTGAGCCATGACCCGAAAGCGGCTGTTTCTTAACGATTGGAAAGAGAGGGACGCCTTCGCGCAGTTCGATAAGTTTGTGGCGCAGCACAACGTCACGGTCCTAGCGTCCCAGTACTACCGAATACCCGAAAGGCTGTGCGTCTGGGTTGAGTACGAAGTGGAACCCGAGTGGCCAGCGTATGCGACCGATGCGGGCTGGTGGCCTGTTCCTGGCACACCGGAAGACGCCGCCATAAACGCTGAGATACGAAAGGAAGCAGGGCTGTGACCCCCACTGAGCGCATCGCCCTCCTCAAAGCCGCCGTGCGCTTCGTTCAACTAGTTCATGTGCCAGAAATGCGCGGGGCCGATGGCTTCAGTATTCGTGCAGGATATCTGCTCGCACTTGCTGAAGATGGCAGCATGTGGACTGGCGAGGAACACGGTTACGGTCCCTGGGTATGCACTCGCACCATCGCCGACCGCCTCCGCGCGCCAGAGGGCGAGGCAGTGGGTGGGGCGCAAGCGCCTCCATACGCTGCCGTGAACGAGGCGTTCGACGCTGCGCGCGGGTCACATCCAACACTTCGCGCGGTAATGGCGGAACGCACGGCGCAATCGCCCCCGGCCGAGCCGAGCGAGGAGACGCTGCGCGAACTGGCCGTGCTATGGTGGTCCAGGCTGTTGTTTTCCGATCTACAACGCACCGGAGAACTGTTCGACAAGTTAGACAAATCTCGATGCGATGCGTGGATCGACGCCGCCCTCGCCGCCTGGCGCTTCTACCGCGAGCGCATGGGCAGCGCCCCACCATTGTCGGTCGCGACGGGGCCAACACAGGAGCAAATCGCGGAGATCATCGAGCGGGAGCGTGCGACGGTTGAGCAGATGATCTCGGCGATCATCCAGCGCTGGCAGGGCATGCCTCTGACTACTGGCGAGATTTCGGATGGGGCGGCCTGCGCGATCGTCGCCCTCTTGCTCGACAAGGCCGCCCCGCCGATCCCCGCCGATCTGATCGAGCGCGCGCGGAAGATCGAGGCGCGATGGCGGCTCGGCCCCTACGACCACAACGCCGACATCACCGACCTGGTGCGGGATATTGCCGCTCTCGGTGCGGGCGGGGGAGAGGCGTGATGAAACCCGCTGAGCGCGCGCTGTTGCTGGAACTGGCCCGCGTCATCGAGGGAATACTCGTCGAGCGAGGCCCCGCGGCGGATGCTCCCCGGCTCGTGCTGGCGGGCTTGCGCGCGGCCGTCGAGCGGGAAGAATGAGCGCTGAGATGGAAGCATGGCGGTGCCCGCATTGCGGCCATCCTGTGTTATCCCCGACGGCGCAGCTTGAACTTGATTATGCAAAGCGAGAGGCCCCAAAGCGCGGTGGGTTTATCTGGGAGGGAGCGCGCGAAGCATACGAGGCGGGAACCTACAAGGACGAAGTTCTGGACGAGCTTCTCGCTGCTGGCGCTATCGTGGCTCACCCCCTGAAGGGCTGGATGATTTCGCAGCGGTTTTGAGCGCTACCGTGATATCTCCAGCACCAGCACACCCCGCGCCACGTTGAGTGATAGGATGCTCAGCCGGCGAGCACGGCATTCCGAAACGCGGTTGCACCCGGCCTCGGACTGCCGTCGTTGTTAAACAGGCCCCACGGTCCAGACCGATCATCGTAAAGCCCGTAATAGATCAGGCCCGCGTTGCCTGCCTTCTTAGATGCGGCGACTGCCCGGGTGACATACTCGCCCGCGAGTTCCGGTGTGATCGAAGCGCCGCCAGTGCCGATCGGGTAGCCGAACTCCGTGTGGATCACCGACCGCTGCGGCGCCCCCATTTTCGCCAGATCAGTGAAGCGCGCGATGTCGCTTTCCGGCGGATCACCGTTCTGCGGATAGGTATGGGCATTGCCGAAATTGCAGTAAGCGGACTGGTCTCCGATGTTGGGGTAGTTCCCTTGATATAGCGGCGGGAACCAGTTGGCCCCGACGCTCAGATTGTTGACCAGCACCCTTGCTGCCTGGCCCGCCGTCCACACATGCGGCTGAAAGCTCTTTGCCCAGTCGAGAGTCATTCCTTGGCTCGTGGCGTAACTGCCGTCGGGCTCATTGCAGCCAGAAATGTGGGAAATGATCTTCGCCGCGGCGAGTTGCGGCACTAGCGCGAGCGCCTGCTGGCACAGAGCGGGCGACCCACTTGGCAGATAGTCGATGAACTTCGCGCCCGTGGCGCTGGCTACCTGTTGCCACACGGGGATGATCGCCGCATCCGAGCAACTGTCGCGGATGAACTTCACGCCGAGATACTGGAGCGCCTTGATGGTCTGCGGGATGTTCGAATATCCGCCGTCCGACCAGCCGAGATGCGCATTCACACCCAGGACAAAGCCGCTTGGCGTCGGCGTCGGCGGAATCGGCGGCACAGTAGCCGCGCCGACAATGCTGATCGTATCACCCGGGCGGACAATGATGGTGGTCATGGCTGTAGCTATCGAAGCAGAGGTCCGTGTCCAAATGCGCCGAACAAAAGGTAGGCAATAAAGCACGCGAAAGCTAGCCAACCCAGATGCACCCTAACATACCACGGGGCTGGTGCTGGCGCGGCCGTGAAGATCGCCGCACAGACCGCAAAGACGAAGCTGAAGACAAGAATGATCTCGCCGGACATGTCAGAAGCCTTCCCTATAGACGGTCCGTTACCAAAACCAGAGGAGCCAGTAAACGACGCTGAGAACCTCCGCTATCAGCCCCTCTGGAATGAGCGACTCAGACTTTAGGCTTTCCGGCACTCGCAAACAACAAAGTCCACATCGCCGCCCACGTTGGCTTCGAGCTTTCCGCTAATAACTACGCTCGCCGTCCCCGCAGGATACTTGATGTCGTAGACGAGCGTGTTGATGATCCCGATGTTGTTTTCCTTCTCGACCATAACGCTTGAGCCAGGCCCGGTCTTAGTCCCGCCGGGGACAGTCTTCACGAACAGGGCGGCGAGGCCACTAAGGGCCTTCTGGTGGAAGTCGGCATGGAGCTGGGTGATGCCACCAGGGTACGTCACCGTGACGCCCCACTCGTAGGCGGCCGAGCCAACGAAGCTGCCCTGGAAAGTGAAGCGATTGGGGGCCAGCAGGAACGTCGTAACGGCGTCGACCGGCCAGTTGCTCGAAAAAGTCCAATTATCGTAGGTCATCGAGTCAATGGACACCGAGTCCCCGACGAGCTTACTGGCGGCGATGTGCCCTCCGGCTGCAAAGTTGAGCATTTTATTTCTCCATAAGCGGTTGATCGGCACGGCACGGCACGCTCAGAAATCTATAGCCGTCCCACCAACAGCAACACGACGACAATTACGAGGATCAGCCCGAGCCCACCGCCATAGTAGTGGCCGTACCCGCCGCTGTAGAGACCGACCGGGAAACCTCCCAGGAGGAGCACGAGCAGCAGGACGACTAAAACTAGGCCCATACCCCTACCTCCACGTCGTCGCGAGAACCGCCGCCACGACGGCGACGATCGCTACCGCCCAGAGCCCGGCGAAAAAATACCGCACGGATGATGGAACGCGCGGGCGGCGAGACTGTTCCGTGTCGGGCTTCCACCGACTGCCGCCTGTTCTCTCCATGCTCACCAGGCGTCTCTCGCGCGCTCACCGGCCGGGGATTGCGCGCAATCAAGCAACGATGGCCCGCAAGAGCGGAAAGCGCGCCGTCAGGCCCTACGCCGTTCCTGCCTGCGCGGCCACCTTGGCGTCGAGCGCGGCCTTCGTAACGCCCAGTGCGTCGAGATCGGCATCGGTAAATTGGACGCCAGAGAACTCCTTTTGGATCAGCGGAATGAGCCCGGCGATCAGCGGCTCAAGTTGGGCAGCTAACTCAAGGGCGGCGATCAGTGCTGCGGACATGGCTCAGTTCCCTTTCTTCACGGCAATATTGTTGGCGCCCAGCGCGGCTATCAGCGCGTTGATCGCGGTCTGCGCCGCTGCCTGCTCAGCCACCGCGTTGCCGGTTTTGCTCACCGCAGCGAACTTGTCCAGCGCAGCCGACGCTGCCAGACGCGTTGGCTCGATGGCGGCGATCTGGGCCTTCGTCACCTTGCCTGCCGTGAGCGCGCCCAGGTAGGCGGTATCGGCGGCGATGTAGGCGCCGAGGAGCCCAGCGGCCACCTGCTCGGCGGCGTTGGTGGTGGGCGTGCTGCCGGGCTGCACGTTGGCGACGGGCGTGCCGCAGGCGGTGAGGCCCAGCGTGAGGGCCGCGGCGAGGGCGAGGAGGCGGTTCATGCTGTTTGCTCCTGATAATCTCGTTCGTCGTTGTCGGTGAACTGCTCGGCGATCAGAGACATGGAATGCGCCCACAGCACGGCCTTCTGGATAGAGCGCCGCGCCTCGGCATCTTCCAGTGCGGCGGCAAGGAGGTCCGTGAACCACTGATCTTGCTCCACCTGGTCGAGCATCACGCCGCGGCCTTCGCCACCGCAGGTACAGCTGCTACCTGTGCCGGGCTCGCGCCTTTGCTGAAGAAGCCGGCGATCGGGCTGGTGGTGACGTACCGCATGACATACGCCGCCACAGCAGTGCCCACGAGTGCCCCAGCGCCGCTCACCAGGTTGATGGTGTCCTGCGTCCAGCAGGAGGCCGTGGCGGTTGCCGCAGCGCTGCATGCAAGCCCGTAGTGCGGGATTGCCCAACCCAGCACGAGGCCGATGACGGTGCCCAGAGGCGTCTTGCTGGCGATCAACGCTTTCCCTTCAATGGAAGCCGCCAGCGCTGGGTCAACCACCTGCAGGCGGTTCACAAGGTCGGGGAGATCCCTCGCTGCTGCAACAGCCGCCGTCACCGGGGCCGTAGCGTGGGCCGCCGTAACCGTGCTGAACGGCGCGGGGCTGTCGGGCGTGGTGGTGGTGGCGCTCATTGAGGACAGGATCTCCGTTTCAGCTAATTTCGTCCCGCTCCGGGCGTTCCGCGGGCCAGTAGCCAGCGGACGGAGGCGAGATGCCCGCTAGTCCCACCCAGGCCGACCTCGGGTGCACTTGCGCCCCCCGGCGGAGGCCCCGCTTTATTTCCTTCGATTGGATTTGCGCAAGTGACCGCGTAAGGATGCGCGCGCTAGTCCTGGCACTGTTCCCGCGCCTATGGTTTGCGTCGAGCACCACAAGATCGTCGAGGGACCAAGCGCGATACCCACGCTTAGGTAAGTCGTGGCTAGTGATAGCGCTCATGTGGCGCGTCTCCGTTTCGGCGAGTTTACCACTTTCACACGTCGTGTCATAGTCCGCTCGCGCTCCGTGCGCACGGCCTGTGCGCTGGCACCGGCTCAAGCACCCATCCTTTGTCCGTGCAGTACCGACGCACGTAGGCGATCGGCTTGCCGGACATCCACTTGATGATCGGCGCGGCCATGGTGACACAGCCATCCTGCGCGACGAACAGGCCGGCGCAGAAATGGCGCGCGGTGATGCGATAGAGCATATCGGGCATCATAGTCCGCTCGCGCTCCGTGCGCACTTCACCTCGCCACCCCAGAAGCAGACATAGGCGCGGCCATCGGGAGGATCGCCATCGGCCTTCGTCTCCAGCCACACGCGCTCGCTAATCTGCCGCCAATCGTCAGGAGCGTTCGGCCCGAACTGGTCCTTGCCGATCCACGCCCAGCGCGTGCCATCGTCATTGAATTGGAGCGCGGTGCGCCGGCAGTCCCATGAGCTACAACACAGGCGTCCGTCAGGCGCTGTCAGCGTACGTATCCATCGCGCGATCGGCGAGTTTGGATCAGCACCCGGCGGCGGCGCGGCCAACGCATCCGTGACGAGCGCCATCTCCACCCCCAGGCACCAAGCGGAGATTGCGACACACACGGCTAGTGCGAGGATTGCGAGGATGTCGGCGGCACGAGAGGTCCCACGGCCAGTATCAGGTCTTCGTGTCCGAGCGGACGATGGTGGCGTGGGAGCCACGACGCCGCGGCAATAGCACGTTTGCGGGGGCAGCCGCAATGAGGATCGGCGTCACTTCTCGTGCGGCGAAGCGAACATTGTAGCGCGCTCTAGCGCACCCACGCGCTTCAACAGATCGTCCACGTTGCGCATCACGACCTGCTGCCGTTCCGCCATGATCTGCCCAGGAGCACTCCCATTCCGCCGCAGGTCATCGACCTGCCGTTCGAGCATATCTTCCCTGTCAACCTGCCGTCCAACCAGGAAAGCCATCAGCAATGCCTGGCCAACGATAACGATGATCGCCCCGACGTAGACACTGCTGATGCGGATTTCAGAGCCGGACATGCTCGCCCTGGCCCCGGCGCAATCACGGTTTCGGCGCGGCTACGATCGCCCCAGCAGCAGCTGGTGCAGGCAGATAGACTACCTGCGGAGTTGCCCCCGGGCGTTGCCCAAACACCAATGGTGCCAGCCCGATCGCTATCGAGACAAGAACCCCCGCGATCAACAGAGCCTGCCCCACCTCAGCACGATGGTCGACTCGCGTGTCACGCGCGCCAGAAACGCCGCCCTCACCGCGGTTCAGCCGTCCCTCCAGGTTGCGAACGTCCGACTGGAATATCTGCTTCAAACTCTCGATCTTTTCATTGAGCGACTGCAATTCCTTGGTCGTCGAACCCTCGCTCTTGGTGATCGCGGCGCTGTTGCTCAGGTTCTGGGCGATGTTCAGCTTCTCTTGCGCTGCAAAGGCGGCTGCCACGGCTGTAGCGGCGGCGATCTTGTCCTCGCGGAAGGCGATCTTCAGCCCCTCGATGCGTTCGTTCGTCAGCTCCGCCAAGGCGTCCAGCCGCCCCTGGGAAAGCTCCCTCGCATGTCTGATCGAGGCACTGGCGGCAGTGTTGACTGCTTCAAGTTTTACCGAGATTGTTTCACGATGCGCCTCGGTGTTTTCCTTTGTGCTGGCAAGGACATCGCTAATCGCCTTTTCCATCTCGCGCTTTAGCTTCGCGATCTCGCGCGAGGTGATCTCAGTCGGGTCCGGAATCGGGATTGTGGACTGAACGGTTCGCGTCTCAGACATGAGGTTTCTCCCTGCCCCACTCAGCCGTCATGGCCTCCTCGTCAAACTCCAGATCCGGCTTGATTTCCTTCAGCACCCCCACCACGAAGCGCAGCCCCCGCTCGCAGCGAAGGTGGTGATCCATGCACTCGTCGAGCCGCCGGCTCAGCGCCTCCATCCGCTCGTGCAGTATGTCGTCGCTCATCGTGATCGCATCGTCAAATAATAAACGTCGGCGTCGATTTTTTTGAGCTTCACGGACGCTGCCACAGGCTAAAGTTCTTAGCCTGCAACGCCGAAGCAACGTAGGCATTCAGCATAAAAAAGAAATGGTACGTGTCGGCCAACGAGTAGTTCCCCCCCGCCGAATAACTGGTCGATGCCGTATTCACCCCGTTGAAGAACCAATCCGCCAGGCCCGTTCCGTGGTTCAGGTTCGACGTGACCAACCGCATGCCGTAAGAGTTCCACCCAGTAGCGCCAGACGATCCAGCCATAACCGAGGATAAATCGTTTACGACGTTGGTATCGCCGGTGTTGATGCCGCTTTGGAATGTCTGATCGTGGAAGGAACCGGACAGATGCGATCCGTAATATTCCATCGCATCAAACTCGATGTTGTGCTGCACCGACGGGCCAGAGCCGCCGGTCACAAACTCGGTAGTTACCGCCCAGAAAGCTGGCCACCACGAACTACCCCCCGGAATGCCAGGCGGCCCAGCCGATCCTTTGGTAAAGCTGTAAGAAATCTCGGCGTAAAACCCGCCCTGGATCGCGGTGCCGACATACCCCGAACCGCCATCGGTGCGGATGGTTGACAGCTGCTGAGCGTCCCAAGAGTTGTCGCCGAGGAGACTGATCTGGCCGCTGGAAAGCGTAAACGACGAGGAGGACTGTGGTCCCGGAGAGTTCTGCCAGCCAGAAATCTGTGCGCACTGCGGCCACGTATTGTGGAGGTACCATTGGAAGCCGCTGGCTCCGGTATCGTTGAGGTCGATCGTGCTCAGGCTAGTCATTGGGTCGAACGCGACCAGCTTCGTATATCCCCACTGGGCCGCTGCCGCCGGAATGGCAACTGGGGGTGATCCTCGCAGATTCGCAGCAGCCCGCGTGATGATGGCTGGCGCGGCCAGCGCCGATGCCGTCGCGATCAACCTCCGCCGTGGGATAAAGAGTGTCATGGTGTGGCGTAGTAGTCTTGCGCGCTGGTGCGATACGCGGCCCGGTCTCCACTACTCATTGCCCCGGTCGCCTCGAAAAACTCCCCCTCATAGCCTATGCCCACAGTGGAAGAAGAATCACTAATCTGGATCGGTCCTGCGGGATCGGCAAAACCAAAGGTTGTTCCGGCGTTAAGACTGCTGGTCAGCACGCCATCGACATTGGCGGACGAAGACGCGCCGTTAAACACCACCGACACAGCGTGAACCGTATTATCAGTCGACGTAAAATTACCCGAAGCGGCCCCAGCGAAAAGGTGCCTTGAATTTGTGCCGGTGCCGAAGATACCAAACCCATGCGACACGAAAACGTCGATACTAGCTAGAGCGTTATCCGAGTACGCCCCGCCAATGGTGGTTGGTTGTGCGTCTCCGCTGGCCGGATTTGCGCTGGCCATATAGCGCTGGCCGCTGCCCCCGGTGTAAAAGTTGACGCACGGCAGAGTAGTGTTGATGCAATTAAACGACAGCAGCGGAATTAAGCCCGCGCCAGTTTGCACAAGGTCCGGAAACGAAGCGGCAACCTGGTTATATTGCCGCGTCACATTGCACGTCGTTGCAGCGCAGAACGTCGCTGCCCCGGCCGTGTCGAAGTTGCCCGTATTGAGGATGTTGAACGTCTGCGTAGTGCTGTCGGACGCCCGCTTAATGTCACACGCCTTGTTTGTCCCCGTGGAATAGGCGGCGCTCACACCACGCGCGCAGCTAACGAAATAATGGATCGTCGCAGCCACCGCATCCGCCGGCAACGCGATCGACGTAAAGATGCCGGAGGTTCCGGAAGCACTCGTATTGTTGTGGTCGCGCACGCTGACAGTATGATTGCCTGTCGGTGCAGCAGGGGCAGTTGTTGTGAACGAGAATGAGCCGCCGCCAATTGTAGGGCTACTAACCGGATTGTAGCCTCCCGCGTCGAACTCAACATCAATGGCGGTGACGGTGCCGGTGTAGGTGCCTGAGACCGTCATCTGTGCGCCCGCGTTCGGGTTTGCTGGCGTGGCGACGGTGACGCCTGTTCCGCCGCCGCCGCCAAGCGCACCGCCGGCACCGAGCAGGAGCATATCGGCTTGCGCCGATGCCGAGGCCAGAAGCAAAACTCCGGCAAGGAGAGATGCGCGCACAGTCGTCATCAGTGGTCCGAATACGTTATGAACCCCGAGACATTCCCGGCACCGCTTTGGATTAAGCAAAGATGGTCAGCCGAGACTTTCATCTGGATAATAGGCATGAAACTCGTGGCGGAAAAACCACCGTTTGCCGCTACCTGCGTTGTGCCTCCGCTCCCACCAAGAAGGTAAGCGGTTCCTGTCCCGCAAACCGATCCTGTGCCCTCATTAATGGAGATTCCTTGCTGACTCGCAGATACGAGGACGATCGAACAAATGTAGCCCGTCGCCGACATTGTGTGGAGGTCGGTAGAAGTTGTCTGGTTAACTGCGAGCGTGTTGGGACAACCGGCGTTTGTCCCAGCTACGATAGCGCCCTGTGCCGCGTTCAGGATGCCCCGCAACAAGCTGTCGACCGTCCACGATCCGCCAGTACCGCTCGTTGCCGCGCTGTCGCCCTTTGCGCCCAGCGTGACGCTCGATCCGTCGGCAATCGACGTTCCTACCGGCGTCATCGAGGCGATGCCCTGGATGGTGATGACATCCGCCGAGGCCGTGCCTGCGGTTCCGAGTGCAGGTTGCTTCGCCGCCGTGGCCGCTCCCGTTGGCAGCGTGATCGTGCCGCTGATGTTGGTGATGTTCCACGTTCCGCTCTCGGCAGCAAGCAGCGGCGTCATCGAGGCGATGCCCTGAACGGTCAGCACGCCAGCATTGGCCGATCCGGCCGTGCCCAGGATCGAGAGGCCGGCCGCATCAGAGAGAAGAACCTGTGCTTCTAGAACGCCAGCCCCGACGTCTTTGTAGTGCAGCGTAGTTCCGCTGCCAGCCGTAACCGTGAGGTTGTCGGCGGCGAAGGCAGAACCGAACGGTAGCGCCAGCAGCGACGCGAGGAAAAGCCGCTTCATAGCACCACCGCCACATATTGAGAGTTGCAGGCATCGGAAAAAACGAGGCTGTTGGAGCACCCACCACCGCCGGTGACGGTAAAGCTGCCCGATGTGTTCGCAACAAACGTGTGCGGCTGCTCGCGCACACCGACGACATGCGGGCCGGCAGAGGCGATCACTACATCAGCCGCAGTGGAGATCCACGCACCGGCCCCGATCGTAGGCGACACCAGCGCCGCGAAAGCCCCGCCGTCCACGTTGTAGTCCACGCCGGTCGGCGCGGTGCCCGTGTAGGTGCCGGAGATGTCGAAGCCAACTCCTGCGGTTTGCGGCGATGGCGTCGCCACGGCGATCGTCTGCGTCGGCGGGGCAGGACTTGTCCCACCACCCCGCATCGACAGGTAGCCCGTGCCAATCTGGATGGTAAGGACCTGCGTGCCGCTGCCCGAAATACCAGCCAGGTATGTTGCAGTTCCAACGGCAATTGTCATCTTTTGGCCCGCTGCGACCGGCTGCCCGTTCGCCGTCGTAACCGTTACGCTGCTGTCCCCGAGGCGGACGAAAACAACGTCCGTGCCGGTATTGGTGATCCCAATGTTTGGGCCACCAGCCGGCAACGCCACGCGCGAACTGCTTCCCGTCGCCGAGAGCGTCGCGTAGCCTCCCGCAACGCTCACGAACGGCTGCGGCGAGACAACGGGCACGGTAGCCCCGTTTGGGGTGATTGCCGTGCTTTGCGCCCGCGCGCCCCCCGCCATCCCGACGAGCAGCAGCGTGGCAACAATGAGGAGACGAGCGGCCATCAGAGCACTCCTTCGGAGGTGCGGGGTGTAGCACGGGCGGAGAGGGGATGGGGAGATATCGGGCATTCACTTAGCACCCCGCCGACGACAGGCCCCACGCAGTCCGCTGATTCGTGCAAAGCGCGGTGCGAACCCCAGCCGTCACCGCGACATTATCTATAAAACCCATCTCCACGGCATTGATCGGATCGGAGGCGGATGCGCTCGGACTAAACGCACGTGACGTGAAGGCTTGCGAGACCCCCGTTACGGTGCCCGTCGTATCTGCTCCGTCGATGGAAAGCACAGATGATGCACCATTCACAACCCCGATCATCGAGTGCCACACAGTACTGCCCGAAACCGTTATGACCCCCGACGCACCGGCAAGCTGATAGCCGCATCCCGTCGCACCACCGCTCGTTTGAACCGTCATTCTATTGCCACTACCCGCGCCATTCCCGCTCTCTACCATGGAAAACCACGCGCCAGTTGCACCACATGTGGGCCGCTGAAAGACCTGCATAATCGTGGTTACAACGGAAGATGTGAAAGACGCTCCAACTAAAACCGAAGTGGTCTGTCCCGTCGGTCCCTGCATGCACGGGAACGAAGTATTAATGCAGTTTGTTATCAACAGCGGTCGGTTTGCTACCGTTGCCTGAGTCCAATTGCTACCGCTCCGCGAACCCTGATTATACGCTATCTTCACATTACACCCAGCCCCTGGGCATGTGTGTGTGCCATCCACGACCGCCGCTATGAGGTAGCCCGTCAATGGATCGCTAATCAAATCCGAACAACCATCATCGACGCCCGCGGTCGAGTGGCAGGCGTTGATAGCCGGCTTCCCGAGTTTCGCCGCACTACAGGAACGGACCCCTATCCAATCCGTAAATGGAACCCCGTTCTCAATAGCAATATCGCACGATTGATTATACACGACTACCTGCGGGACCGATTGCCACGAGGCAGCGGCAGGTGGCGGAGACGCCGCCACCAAACCAAACACCGAAGCGATCAGAAGATGCTTCAAAGTTGGTAGCCCCACGCTGTTACCGATACCACCCCGCCCGTCCCCGGGGCCGCTGACACCACCGCTATTGCCGTGTTTGTCGCGCTCGAGGGCACGCACGGCATGAACACCTCCTCCGTAACCCCTAGCCCTGCCGCATTCGGAGCCGTCCACTGCGTGAAATTTATCGTCGCCGTGACAACCCCGGTCACCGTCGCATTCCCAGTCGCCGCAGCCGTGGCGTTCGCGCGGATCGAGAAGCCGCAGATGTAAGTCTTGAGAGTGGCATTCGCAGCGAGCGTCGCTGTCGTTGCGCCCGTCGTCCCCGTTGCTGTGGCCGTGATCGGGATCGCGCCGTTAGGATACGGACCGGCAGTGTTGCTCGCAATCGTAGCAAGCGATGTGTTGGCGGTGGTTTGGAGCGTCGATGTGGCAGGATTGGCCGGGAAATTGGTGACAGATGCATTGACGCCCGGAACCAACACAGCACCAGGCGATGTGCCGTAGTTTGCCATCGCCCCAAGCGTGCCGCCGCCCCATGTCGTAATGCTGTCCACCCAGGGCACCGTACCCTGTGTGACCGAACCGCCGCCGCCGCCGCCGCCGCCCGCCGTACATAGCGTGCCGGTCTGATCCATCGTGATGATGCCGAAACCCAGCGGATAACCAGCCGTGCCGCAGGTGGCAAGGACACGCCCGCTAACGTCCTGAGCGTGTGCGTCCCCCGCCAACCAAGCGATCAGTAGCGCAGCGGCAACGAGGAGGCGAGCAGCCATCAGGGCACTCCTTCAGATGTGCGGGGTGTAGCACGGGCGGAGCAGGCGGTCACGGCGGGGCTCCCATGGTGATGCGGCCCTTTGCGTTCTCCTTCATCCTGGCACGCAGGGCGCGGATGTCCTGCCGCTGCTGATATGCTTCCCCGCGCTGTGGATTGGTGATCGACTGCGGGGCCGGTTGAATGCCGAAGAAGTTGAGCGCCTGCGTCAGCGACGACGCCCCCGCTTCCCACGTTTTCAACCAGCCGCGCCAAGAGAACGGGATGGCTTGGTTCAGCAGGTATTCAGGGTAGGATACCATCGGATTGTCTACGCCAGGCATATTGATGATGCCGCCGTAGTAATCTCGGTTCTTGCCCAACTCAATGCCGGTCTCAAAAAGCGGCTGGGTTTTATTTCCGATCGTGCCAAGCGGGTCGTTCTTAAACGCCATCACGTCCTTGATGTAGCCGGGTAGCGTCGTGCGATCTGGCACTCCAGGCTGCGTTTCTGAGCCAGTCCTTGGGTAAAAGTAGTCCAGCAGCGATTGCGGTCCCTGTCCGGTCATCGCATAATTCAGGAGTGCGCCGTACATGCCGGTGATGATCGGCATGGCGATGACATAGGCCATGCGGTTCGTCAGTTCTGGCTTCCGGCCCCGCACCATGTCACCAACGGCCTTCACAGCATCGACACCGCCACCGCCGATCTCGCGCACACTGCCGAGGTTCCACCCCACCGAGCGCGTCGTGATGAACGCCAAGTCCTTCGACACCTTGTTCCAGAACAGGTTATCGTAGACGAGTTGCCCCATTCTGTTGTCCACGCTGTCCCATGCCTTCGTCATGGCGGCGGCGAACTGTTCGTCGGTGGCTTCTGGATTGCGGCGGAGGAAATCCGAGGCGAGTTCGGAGAAGACCCCGAGCTTGGCGCGCGGAACCATGACGCCCATAAGCGGCTGATTAAGTGTATCGATGAAACGGCCCACAATACGGAGGGGAGCAGCGATCGGCGTGTCCTTCGCCATCTGCCAGGCGTCATGCAGTATTCCTGATGGATTTTTCAGATCGCCCATGTTCTTGATGAACGAGCCGGCCGCTGTGGAGCGGTAGAACGGATCCATGGCAATCCGCCCACCGCCCTTGACGAGCGCCTGCACGAGACGCCGCATCTCTGGGCTGGCGTTCTCCGGGTGTAGATACGCCTCCCGCAGTGCCGAGCCGCGCGCCACCGTCGAGAAGATCGTCGTCGGCGACAGCCCCTTGGCCATCGTTCCCAGCCCACGGATCGGCTCACCGCGGCTCAATTGCTGGATGCCGAGCGCCAGCTTGCTCATCATCGTGTCGAAGGCGATGAACGTGGCGTGGAAGCCGCTGAACGAAAGCTGCGCCGAGTTCAGGGCATTGCCGGCCCCGCGAACCGCATCATAGATTGACGAGTGTCCGGCCAATCCGCGCGACACGTAGTTGTTGAAGACGCGCGCCACCTGTTCCGGCGCCCACCAATTGCCGTATTCCTTGCGGCCATACTCGCCCGGCTCGGTGACGCGAGGCTGGAATGCTGTGTCGTCGAGCTTTGCGTAACCGGACGCCCGCGCCGCGCCCTCATCATTGTAGGGCACCCAATGCGCAAGCCCGCTGTTCTTGATGTCCTCAGCCAGCTTCACGCCATGATAGAAGCGCTGCATTTCGTACAGCTTCAGCAACTGCATCTCGATCGGGTTCTTTGTAACCGGGATCAGCCCGGCATCCATGCCCTCGCGCTGCGTGTCGAACGTGCGCTGCTTCAGGAACGCACCGCTGCCCTTGAGTGGTGACTTGCCCCGCGCCTGTGCCTGCGCGATGCCTTCGCCACGGGCCTGAGCCGCCGCTTCTTCGGCCTCGATGCCCGCCTTCCACTCTGGGTAGTTCGCCCAGATATGCCCCATGTAATTCTCGCGCAGCGTCTTCAGGTATTCGGGGCCTAGCGAGCGGATTTTCTGCGCCCACTGTCCCTGCTGCTGGCGAAGTGCGTCGATGACTTGGTTCAGTTCCGGCGTTGGCTGCGCTTCCCCGCGCTCGCGGCGGTCAGTGATAGCGAGTTGTTCCGCCTCGGGCAGCCGAGCGATCATGTGCCCGAACCGCTCGAGCGCATCCGTGGATCTGGCGTTCGCTTGGGCACGCTCAGCCGATGACGCGCGGATCAGATGCTCCGTGCTCTTGGCCTGCGGCCCGCGCGATGTCGGGGAGAAGAGTTGCTTGACCTCATCGGCTACGCGCTTGGCGAAGCCGAGGCGATCTTTGGCGGCGGCGGCGAGCGGCAACTCCTTCTCCCGCCGCCCCATCTGTGCCTCTGGCGCCGGCCTCCGCCCCTGCGCCGTCTCAAACCGCTGCGCTGCCGCCTGGCTCTCTGCCAGCGACGGCGCATGAGCAGCCGGCTCGCGCGCACCGATCTCTCCGCGCTGCATCGCGCCGAACACGTCCTCCGCCGTGCGGAAGCCTCGCCCAGCGAGCGCATTGCGGAGCCGGTCGAAGAACTGCGTGATCTTCGCCCCGAGCCGCTGGATGATCGGCACCGTGGCCTTCGGTGTCGTGGAGTAGCGCGCGAACTCCTCCGCGATGGCCTCGCGCATCTGCTGCTGCGGCGTCTGCTCGGGGTAGCGCTCGGCGATGCGGTGCTGCTCTGCCCAGTTGCCTCGTTGCGCTGCCGCCTCGAGCGCCTTCATCTCGCCGGGCTTGAACACGCCCAGCGCCTCGAGGGCATGCACCGCTTCGTGGTTCAGGTTCCACGCGGTGCGTTCCGGCTCGATCGCTGCGCGGATCAGGCGGCCCAGTGTGTAGCCGAACACCTGCTCCTCGTGCCCGTCGGGGAAGCGGACGCGGAAAGCGTCGTGCGCGGCGTCGTACGTCTCAATACGTACGGACTTGCCCGCGATGCGTTGAGCGGTCTCTACGGCTGCGCGGACGGCTTCCGGGTGGGGGCGCTCATCGGCTGCTGTTGGCTCACGGCGTCCGAACTCGGGCGCGCCTTCATGAACGCCGCCGCCTTCCGGGCGAACGCCTTGATCTCCGCGTCCGACATCGGCTTCTCCTCCGGGTCCGGGTCGCTGATCCAGGGAGCCCACTGCGCGGGCGATGGCATCTTCGGGCACTCCTTTGCTGCGGGCGAGGTCACTGATAGCCGTCGCGTAATCGACGTTGATTCCCTCGCTGTCCCGTCCCCCGAGCTTACCATAAAGCTCCTTCTCCGGATACCACAGAATGGCCTGAAGATCAGCGTTGGTGAGGTTGATCCCCTCTTGCGCGAGCAGCTCGCGGGTTCTGGCAACGCGCTCTCGTATCCACTGCCGCTGCGCGCCGGATTTGGGTGTCTCGTTAAGACCGTCCTTACCGGCAACCACGCGCTCCGCCGCGAGGACTAGTTCTGACTTGGTGTACTTGCCAGAGTTGTAGTCTTCGCGGTTAGCGTTGAAGTGCTTTTCATGTGCGTCAAAGATGCGGTTGGCTTCTTTCAGCAACCCCGGCGTCGTTTGCGGAACCTTCATCTGGTTCAGCGCCATTTCTGTCCGCAGTCGCTCCTGCTGCTTCGCAACCACCTCCGGTGATAGCCCGACCAACGTCCCGGTAAGCCTTCCCCATGTCCGCATGAACCACAGGTCCATGGCGACCGGATTATAGTTGCCGTTGAGGTTCTGGTAGAAGCCTTGGCCGATCTTTGGCCCGAGAATGGCCGACCCTTTGACCGCCGTGTCCAGGTTCTCGCCACCAATCTTGTGGCCCATGGCTGTCAGTTCTCTGACCGTGAAGTCCCTGGAAAGGAAGTCGCGCAAGCCATCTACCCCGCGGCCAGGCGCAATCTGTTCATGCGCGTCCATCAGCGCGTTTAGCTTGGCAAAATTGCGGTTCATCGCCGCCGCTTTTTTTGCCTTGATGTCCGTCGGGAAACGCCCGTTTTCCTTGAAGTATGCGTAGGCTGGCTCTGCCAACCGCACGTTCAAGGGGACAGTCTCGCCCTGGCTGGTGATCGCGAGCGCTGCCGTAAAGCCCATCCGCGCGTTCGGATCTGTCTCGATTTCCGGGTGAATGGTGGTAGCCGCCGCCATCGCCTGGCGCACTTTCCGTGTGTACCAGTCGAAGCCCGAGCCGCCCGTTCCCCACGCTCGTTGCAACGCTGCTTTGGCTTCGGACGCGAGTGAACGCGACAGCAGTTCATCGGTGTGCGGCGCGGGACCTTCGATCTTTCCCGACCGAATGCCGAGCATTCTGAGCGCGGATTGACCGCGTTCCATAAGTTGCCGACCTACAGTCGGAACGGCAACCGAGCGCAATGGCATGGCCGGATAGCGCGGATCAAGAAGATCGAGGGACGAAAGATTACGCTCAAGTTGCTGCCTGACCCCGACTGGATTGGCGCCGGCAAAGCCGCGGCGTCCGAACAGCGGGTTCTGCTCCGTCTCCTTCGGTGCAAACAGCCCTTCGTCCGCCGGCTTCTGCCCCCCGCGCGGTCCTGCTTGGTCGCGCGCCGCCTGCGCCTGCACCGCCGATGGCTCGGTGCCCAGCAGCCCAAGTTGGCGCGGATCGTTGCGGATCGTCGGTTCGGCTGTTTGCGCCGTCGCGCGCTCTGGAGGCAGGATCTGCACCGCCTCGTATGCGCGGTCATAGCGCGCCATGAGGGCGTCACGGGCTTTGCGAGCCGTAAGGTATTCATCATCCCCGATTTTGCGCGATCGGTAATCAGCCAATGTCTGCTGGTAGGATGGCTCCCCTGCCCGGAATGCTGCGTCCGCATCCGTGAGTTCTTGCCTGATTTGCTGCGGTGATCGTTCACCCAGTAACGGCGCACCAGATTGCGGCGGAACAGGCAGCCGCCGCCCGAACGGCACATCCTCGACGTTGCTTCCGAACCGCGTCGCCTCGTGGATCGCCTGCGCAACCGGCATCCCGTACTGCGCAAGCTGCACCGCATGATCCAGCGTCGCCCCGCCGAGCTGCACACCAGCGTCGTCAGCCGCCATGCGCACGTCTTCCGTCAGCGCCTCACGCCGCGCTTCCTCGCGCCCAGTAACATCAACGCCCGGCGTGATTTGCTCCGGCAGATGATTGCCGTATTGCTTCTGCCCCTTCAGTTCGCGGCTGACGAGATCAAGGAAATCGCCGATGGTGCTGTCCATTGGCAAGAAGCCAGCCTCGGCCGCAGCCTCCCGCGCGTAGTCGAGTTGCATCCCAGTTTTGCGCACGAGCCCGGGGCGAGCAATGTGCGCATCCATGGCGCGGAGATCGCCATGCGGCTGCAGACCACCGCGTTCGATTAGGAATGGCAGCAGCGAGGTACCGGGATCGGGGCGGCCAATTGCACCGATACTGGCGTCATTCGCCGCGCGCGGGGGGCGAAACGCTCCTACGCCTTTCTCGAAAGCATCGACCGCATGTTTCGCGGCCTGCTGAGGTTCCGCCCCGCTTTCGGATGCTCTACGATATTCGGCCAGTAGATTACTCAGCGTATTTTCGTAGCCGCTAGGTTGGCGCATCGCTACATTAGGGAAATCTGCGGTCCCTTCCATAAATTCCGCGAACGCCTCATGCGACGCGCTTTCCGCTTCTAAGTGCCCAACTCCGCCTTCCATAGCATCGGCATACACGCGGTCGGCGTAATCCCATGCGGCCTGCTCAATCCGTGACGGCGGTTTGACGGCAGGCGTGGAGCGCACCTCCATCGCCGGACGCTGATCTGGCGGTACGGCTTCGGGCGCAGTTGCAGGCGGGACAGAAGCAACAGGCGGCGTTGCTTCCATAGGCTTCGGTTCAGGTGGTGTAGCCACGGCTTGCGCCGTCTGTTCCAACTCGGTGCGCGCCGCCTGATCTGCCCGCTCGACCGGCTGAATGGCTGCCGCTGCTGCCGCTGGCTGCTTCACGGCCTCCGTCGCCGCCACGCGCTGCGCTGCCTCCGGGCCGATGCCGTCCTCGTTTTCGATCTCCTCTGGCGTCCGCACACGCGGCACGGCGGGCGGGGTCTCTGCCGACGGTGCCGGCCCCGATGGGTGCCCCGCAAGACGGCTCACAACAGCATGCCCCGCCGCAGGAATCGCCGTCGTCACCGCGGCGTTCAGCGCCGCTTCAGACATCCCCTCCGTGACCGGCTTACCCTGCTCGACGTTCTCCACACCGCGCTGCGCCACCGCTGCGCCGGGTTGAGCGACGAACGCCTGGAACAGAATGTCCTTCGCCGCCTGCTTGAACGGAGCCCAGCCGAACAGCGCCCACGATGCGCCCGTGAACGCGCCTTCCTGTCCGGCACGCAACAGCGCCCGATCGAAGGCACCGTTCGGATCGCCGCCCTTCGCCGTTTCCTCCGCAAGATACGGCGCGAGCGACTGAACCGCTGACACGCCGCCGGCACCCAGTGCAGCCCCTACCAACGGCCCGACGGGTCCGGTCGCTTCGGATGTGGTCGCGCCAGCGAGGCCGCCAGCAATGCCTCCGACCAGCGATGGCATGCTCTTCGCCAGCCCGTAAGCGATCTTCGGCGCGGCGCGCGACGGCGACAGCAAATCGCCGAATGAAAGCGGCTCCGTGTAGTAGGGCTGCGCTTCCTTTGGTGTCGACGGCGCGGTGCCTGCCATTGCCGCGGGCGCCTGCGACAGTTCCCGAACAGCGCCAGCCACGCCCGAAACAGCGGCGCGCGGAATATCGGAGAGCGACGGCTGCGGCTCCTCCGGCGGTAGATCCTCCGCCTTCGCCACAGGGAGCGCCGCGCGCGAGGGGCGACCGCTGCCCTGCTGCGCGTAAAGGTTCCACGGCCCTTGCGCTGGAACAGCAGACGCCGCTGGGGGCGCTTGCTGATACAACGTCCATGGTCCAGCCGCTGGCGCGATTGGTGCGGCGGTATCGTCCTGTGGGGTGCTATCGAGAGGGGGCACTGCCTACGGCCCCGCTGGCGCCCACGAAGTCTGCACGCTCGGATCGCCGCCGAGGAACTTGAAGCCCTGCACCACATCGCCGACTTTCGGTGCAGGTGGCGGCGCCGGAGCACCGCTCGGCTGGTTCAGTCCACGCGCCGTCTCCCCTGCCGCATGTGCCTGTGCCGGCGTCAGTTGCGGTTTGCCCATCAGGTCTTTGTAGTTTTCTTTCAGGTCCTGATCGGTCATCCGCAAGATGCGATCCTGCTCAGCCTTGTCCTTTGCCTGAGCTAATGCGGCCTTCCGTAGTGCGATATTCTGTGCTGCCACGTCGCTGCGCGCCGCCTGATCCGGCTTCATGTTGATCGGCTGATCGCCCGATTTCATCGTGCCGGTGCGAGTGTCCATGAACAGCGGCATTCCCTGCCCATCTGTCCCGACGTAACTGAAGTGCCCGTTTTCAGCCCGCGTCGATGCTGCCTGCGCTGCGAGGTGCGCAGCATACGCTTGATCGCGCGCCGCCATTGACTGAACGCGCTGCCCGTAGATGTCCGTGCGGTTCTCCGCATTGTGCGCCATCTGCTGCCGATACTGATCCAACTCCTGCTGCTTGAGCTGGTTGTATTCCAACTGCTGCTGCCGTAGCTTCTGGTTCTGCGCCCAGGTCAGCCCCTCGAGCGCGCCGTGGCCAATGTTGACGCTGGCATACGGTGACGACCCGCTCAGAATACCGAGTCCCGCCGCCATCAGCGCCGCGCCCGGCGTTTGCGTCCAGTCTCCGGTGCCATGCGTACTCGGCGGCCCAAGCGCTCCGTGCGGGGCCGGCGCGGCTTCCTGCGCATCCTGCGCTGCCGTCACCTGATGCGCTGGTGGAGGCCCAAGCGCCCCATTGCCCGCCGCAGCAGGGCCGCCCGCAACGCTCGTGCCCATCGGCTGCGTTATGTCGATGCCTGGCATTGCCGCTTGCAGCGCCTTGACTGTGCGCGGGTCCCATCGCTGCACCGGGATAATGTCGGCTACCATCGTCTGCGTGTCTTTATCAGCATCGTCAGCGGTGGGGTATTTGCGCAGATCGACGCCAGCCTTCGGGGCGAAATCGCGCCAGGTGCCGTCTGTAATCTGGTAGAAGCCGCGAGCGCGGCCCGAACTTGTCATGGGACCAGCGCCGTGCTCGCGGCCTGAATTTTCGGCAGCCCCAGTAACATCATGCACGATGTCGAGCGGCCCACGGGGCGCACCCAGTACGTTGCCAGCCGAGGCGCCTGGCATCATTAGCGGAGCCTGCGGCGGCCCGAGGGCAGTGGCAGGTTGAGGAGCCGACGGCGGAAACATCCTTGCCCCAGAGTAGGTATCCGGCACGGAGTTTGGATTGCGCAACCCGGCGGTTTCGCTCGCAATGTCAAAGTGCGCAGGCAAGTCTAAGGCTGCATCAGGCATCGACTCCGGTGGGGGGGCCTGCATATGCTGCCACGCACCGCGAGCACGGCTACCAACCGCTCCCAACGCGCGCGCCATCGGACTGTCCGGTGCAATGAAAGGCTCCGCTCCAGCATCGCTCGGCCCACCGTAATCGTCATCTGCGACGCCACCGCTCGCCATCCCCATACCCGGCAAGCCGCCCAGCCCCTGCATCATCGGCTGAGGCTGCTGCGCGAGCGCCGGATCGCTCTGCGGCATCATCTGGCGCCGCCGCAGCACCGCCTGCACCAGCCCGCCCTGCTGCGAGCCAGGCGGTACACGCGCCTGCAACTCGCGCAGCTTCTCCGTCGGCATCGAGGACAGTTGGTTCAGCGCGTTCCCGTACATCGGGTTGCCAGAGCCGAGCCCCGCCTGCGATACCGGCGACAGGCCCGGCGTCGGCCCGAGGGCTAGCGGCAGCGCACCGCCGTCGTCGTAGCCGATCGGGCCGCCGAGTGCGCGATGTGGGATGCGTCCGCCGCGAGCGCCGCCAGTATAGTACCACCCGGTATCCGCAGCACCCGTCGCACCCGCAAGGCCGGTGTCTATTGCGTTGCCGCCAGAGCCACCGAACCAGTTCCCCATCCCGTTAAACGCACCGCTGTTGTACAGCCCCAGCCCTGTCAGCCCGAGCCCCGCGGCCTGGCTAGCGATCGATGGCCCCGGCGTCGTCGTACTGCCCGAACTACCCGCGCCGTCCGCACCCGTCGCCAGCCCCAACTCGAAATTGCTGATCTGATACGGGAACGCCTGCGCCTGCTGAAACTGCTGATACGGCACGTTCAGTTGCTGCTGCGCCAGCCCCTGCATCTGGTTGCCGATGCCCAACTGCGCATTGGCCCCGCTCAGCCCGAGGCCCTGCGCCTCCTGCCCCAGGTTCGCCATCCCGAACGCGCCCTGCGACGCCAGCCACGCATTCGCCTCCTGCGAGGACAGCCCCGTGCCGAGCGCGCTCTGATAGGCAGCTTGTCCTATGTTTCCGAGTTGCCCGAGTGAACCGGCCGCGCCCAGCCCCAACTGCGCATTGGTCGTGCCAGTCTGCATCGCCGCGCCGAGCGCCTGCCCGTAGCCAGACTGCAGCACGTTCGCGAGCGAAGCATTGTTGGCGAGATCCTGTTGACCCGCGAGCGTCGATTGCGCGATGGCCGCCCGGTCGCCGCCGAACGCGCCAGCACCGACAGCCGAGCCAACAAGTTGCTGCTGCTGGATGGCATCGTTTTGCTTTTGCAGCGCTTGCAGCGAGGACGTGACGTTCTGCGTGTACGGCGACATGAAATTCTGCACGCCGAACTGGCCGCCGAGCGGATTCATGCCCTGCCCAGCCGTAGTCGCGAACTGCGATGCCGGCCCTAAGTAGCCTTGCAGTGCCGGATTGGAATACTGTCCTACGGTGGACGCCGGGTTGACGCCGGAGGTGCTCGCGTTAATGAGGTTCGCGGCTTGGCCTAGGTATGGCTGCGCGAGGCTAGAGGCGGCGTTGATGTTTCCAAATGCCGCCTGTTGCTCGGGGTTGAAGCCAGCAACGAGGGGGCTGTTGTACGTGGGATATGGAGCCTGAGCTACGTTAGTCCCGGTGTTAATGGCTGTCTGGTACGCTGCCTGGGCAAGTGGGTTCGGCGTCGTCGTCTGGGTGACAGTCGAGTTATTGCCACCACCCTTACTTCCAAACAGGAGAATAGAAGCGCGGTCTAGATATCTCGCAAAGCCTGTGTTACTCTGGCTCATCGCCGTCCCACCGTAGAGGCAATGGCATGCTCACCGCCGAAAGGCTGCGGGAAGTTATTCGATATGACCCGGAGAGCGGACTCATTTATCCGCTGCAGCAACCAAATCGCCCAAAACGAAATGACCTTGGACGCTCCGTAGGAAGAATGAGCGTTCATGGCTACGTCAGGCACAAAATCGAAGGCAAAGACCGCTGGGTTCACCGCTTGGCGTGGCTTTATATGACCGGAGAATGGCCGGCCGCTGAGGTCGATCACGTTAACGGCGTTAGACACGACAACAGATGGGGCAATTTGCGAGCCGCTACCAAAGCGGAAAATGCTAAGAATAATAGAGGCAAATCGGTAAATGGGTACCTTAAGGGCACCTATCCGCACTATCGCAAATGGTCCGCCGCGTTGCGGGTTAATGGCAAGCGCTTGTTGCTGGGCTATTTTGCTACCGAGATTGAGGCACATAACGCCTATATGGAGGCAGCGAGAAAACACTACGGAGTCTTCGCCACACGCGGGAAGGTGGCAAATCAGCGCGGCATTCATGACTGAATGTCCCTCATCATTACGAGGCCGTACCTCGTCCATCCACGCTTAGCTAAAAACGGCTCCCATCCTTCGCGTCCGCACTCCGTCAGCGCCGTGCAGCCCTGTTGGCGCGCGAACTCCTCCATCTGGGGAATGAGGGAAAGGCAAGCGTCCAGTTCGCCGATCGCAAGCCAGATGTTCATCACCTTGCGGCGGGGATAAACCGTAACTTCGGTGATGCACGCGCCCCTGTCATCACCGAAGAACTGCGCAGCGCCGCGCTGGATCATGGCGATGATGTCGCCGACTGTGTGTGTGTCGCCCGCGCGGCGAAGGGCACGGAGCAGCGGCGTCCGAAGCGCCAGAAGCGCGTCGATCCGCGGATCGGTCTGGAATGCGACGGCTTCGCTCACGCCGCCCTCACCAGAAACATCGAGCCGGCCCGTGCCCCGTTCTTGGCGAACAGGCGCGATTTGCCGCCGTCCCCATCGGTCCAGTCCATCAGGTAAACGCGCAGCCCCAACTGTGCGCCGAACCAGTCCGAGAACTTCACCAGATCGGCGGCGTGGCTGGACTTCCGGTGGTCAGAATGCACGTGGCCTCCGAAGAACGACATCACCGCGTAGTCGTCCGAATACCACCAATTTTGGATATGAAGTCCAATAGCGGCAACGACAATATTGCCCTCTTTGATTATCCCAAACACGGGATTCACCCGCTTGGTGATGGCGTTCGTGACCGTGTTCCACACCTTCTCAGTGTTCACCGGCGCGTGCCGCATTTCCTCGTGCGCGGAGATGCAGAACGTGTAGAGCGCGTCGGCATCCGCCTCGGTGGCGATTTTCACGCTGGTTGGACACGCGATCATTTCTGCGGCCCCGGCAAACGCTTAATGACAGAAATGTTATGTTTTCGGAACTTCACGATGAAATCGTCGAGGAGCGCATGGCCGTGCTCTAAACTCTTGCCAGAGAGCTTCATCACTTCCTCCGGGGACACTATTCGCTCTCCCCCGGCCACGATTACAGGGACGAGCCCCTTCGTTCGCCCGCCGCGCGAGAAGTGGTGCGCTCCGACCATGCGTGGCGCTGACGGTGGCCGAGGTAGCGTGCCGTGCAGCTTAGGCATCGGCAACGAGGTCCCGAACGGCCCCTGATGGATCATCGCATCAAACTGATGCGCGCCAGAAGCGGTGTTTCCCTGTCCCATGCCGGACATTATGTCAGCAGGCATAACATAGCTGCCATGTGGCAGCGAAAGCGGGATGTGATCGCTCCGCCCCCCTATGGGGCTATTAATCAGCCCCGACGGGTGTTCCGTGTTCCGCGCCTCGTTGCGCTCAAACCATGGTGCGGCCTGTCCCATCGGCATCATGCCGCCGCCGTTCGCGCGCTTTTTGATCCGGCCACCGCGGGCCTGACCGCCGCCCGTGATGTCGCCCATACCCTGGCCGCTCTCAAGGCCAGCGCCCAGCGCGTTAATTCCCAGGTCGCCAGCCACGGCCTGCGCGCCTGGATCCTGCGACGTGCCTGGGTCAAATCCCCCAATTGCGCCGCCGATGCCCCCCCCCACCAACGAACCCAATGGTCCGAGCCCCAAGACAGAGCCAATCCCGGCGCCTATCTTTGCTCCAGTGCCAGAAAAGCCAAACGACGGTCCCTGGCCGCCGATGATATCTACCACCGATGGGTTGCCACCCCCGACCCCCGCATTGACGCCGCCGACCTCGGCGTTCCCCGCGCCCTCCGGCCCGCTCCCGGGTTGCCCGGCTTGTCCAGACGGCTGCGCACTGGCGGCTGGCGCCCCCGCCTGCTGCCCCCCGATATTCAGCCCCCGCTGCGCCAGCGTCCGTAGCGCTGCCTGTGTCCCTGGCGTCAGCGCCCCCGTCATCGGATCGAGGCTGAAGTCACCCGTCTGCGGGGTGTTCATAAAGCCAGCGGAGTTGATGCCCATGTCGCTGGGCACCTGCGGGCTGTAGCGCGGCAGGTTCGCGAGGTTCACGGGGCTACCGGCGGTGCCGGCCAGATAGGACGGAGCCTGCGGGAGAGGTCCGGCAGGCGACTGTCCCGCTGGCGACTGCCCCGAGGAACCGCCTGGCGGGGCAAACACGTCCCGCGCATACTGCTGGGCCCCCGCATGGGCTGCGGCGATGGCATCGTAGCCGGCCTGGATCGCATCACTCTGGCTGACACCACCGCCGCCAGCAGGCGACTGCCCCGACGGAGTGCCCGTACCGAAAACCCCCTGCGCATACTGCTGCGCCCCTGTACGGGCTGCAGCAATGGCATCGAAGGCAGCCTGCATAGGATCGCTCTGGCCGACTCCACCGCCCGCGGCACGCTTCTTCACCCGCGCGTTCGCTGTGGCGATGGCCAGGCCCTCGTCGCCTGTCCGCTTCAGGATGGCGTTGGCAATGCGCGCCGCGTGCGCCGACTGCCCTGGGGAGAGCGCTCGGTTGTGCTTTCGGAAGCTGGCTTGGTCCCAAGGCATTACCGCCGCTCCTTCACGCAGCGCCGGAAGGATAGCGGGTTATCCCCCGTTTTTCCAGCGGTCTTATTTTAGATACCATATCGTCGCCACGACCGACGCGCTGCCCCATGCCGCCGAGGCCACGTAAACGGTCTGCGGAGCCGTCCACGCCTGGAGCAGGAACGCGCTCACCGGCACGATCGAGTTGGCCGCCACGGCCGTCGCACCCAGGATCTGTGCCCCACCCGGTGACGTGCCGAGCGACACGCTGACGTTGTGTCCCGCCGTCTCGCGCAGCGTCACGGCGATAATGATGGCGTTGGCCGGGATCGTGTCGAGCGCCCCGTTCGCGCCGAACGCGCCAGATGCTTTGTCGATCGGGGAGTTCGCCTCGTCGATTGCGGCATCGGCCGCAAAGGAGCGCTCGATCTGCGCCATGGCGTTGTTGAACGTACTGGCGTCTACCTGCGGCCCGCGGGCACGCGGATATGGCGGTGCCGAAAGAATGCCGCTTCTACCTTTGACACTCCCGCTCATCGGCGGCCGTCAGAAGCGACGCGGATGCGCGTGCGGCCGAGGCGCCACGGGAGCGTGCTCCCATTATTTGAGAAACGAAAGGCGATTTGGCGGCCCCGCATGCGGAAATTCACGTTTCCGACCGCGGGGTTGAACGCATACGGCCCATATGCAGTCGGGGGGTTAACCGTCGGATAATCGGAACCGTAAACCGTAACCTGCCCGCTAGTGCTCGCGCCAATCTGATCTGCGATGAGCCAATCAACGAACGAGAAATTTTCGCCGTTGGACATGTCCATAAACCCACTCGAAAGCGTCCATGGCAGAGCCAAAGGGAATGAGCCGAGGGCTAACTCAAACGGCGCTCCTGTTTCTTGCTTCCAGACCTTACCCGCATCGTCAACACCGATCGGATACCCAAGCGTGGGGACGAAATCCGTCATAGCATTGCGCCCAACCGAAGGGCTGCTGATTGACGTTCCGTAGCCCCATGTGCCATTCAGCACATTGTACGAAACGTAGGTGTCGCAAGCAGTGCTGCTGGGATTAGAGGGGAAATCCCACCGGATCTCCTGGTATTTGCTGTTCGTGGATGCCGATACTGCAGTCGCCGCTATCGAGTTTGGCAGCACGGTATCAATGCAGAACTGCCTAATTGGGCATACAAGCGGACGAACAACACCGTCGTAAGAGAAAAACTCGCCGTTGGAAGACCACCAAAACGCCTGTCCACCCAGCGTTGCTGCAGCCAGCGGCCCGATGCTTCCGCAGCCCGTGCCAAGTTGCTGGAACCCGTAAATCAAATTTCCGCCTTCAAACTGCATCGAATAAAGAGCCGAGTCCGTCAGCGGCAACAACTGTCCCTGCGCCGGTAGGATCGTCATAATCTGCGAACCCTGCGTCAGTCGGAAGCTGCCGGCCGCATTCGTCGCCAGCGGAACCCAGGATGTGTAATCGCTGTAGTCAGTCCATGCGATGAGCATAGGGTCCTGAACGCCTGTCCATCCCGCCGCTGCTCCGTCTTTGTTCACACCCCACGCAATCAACTGCTGCGCTGGGCTCGACACGACGCAGCCGTTACAGTTCAGTGGAGCACCGCTTATTGCGGCTGCCGGGAGGTAGGCATTCGTCGGAGGCCACGCATAGATCGTGGTGCCTGGCGTTGTGCCACTGAGCCTGCGCACAGCGACAAGATTTTGGCCGAAGTTATCAATGGCCCACGACGCGACGCCAGCAACATAACCAGCGGGAGTGATATCGTGCGCTGTCGTGTAATCGAAAGCATAGAGTTTGCTCGACGTACCTATGGCGAGAAGCGGCGTAATCGTACCCGCTGTTATCGCGCCCGGTAGCGGCGACCATGCATGCAATCCACGCGGAGACCCCGCTACGCTCGTAAACTGTCCCCACCCGCCGATTACCTCTGGCAGGCCCTGCGCATCGGCGGGAAATCGTATGAGACTCGAACTAGGAGTGAAACCCACGGCACTATCGTATTGCTGACCAAGGAACCATCCGGTCTCCAGCACAAGCGGCGTAACCTGACTGAAAAGACCGGGGTGGAATTTGAGGCTTTCGAATGGCATCGTTACTGCCTCGGCGGCGTCGCAGCGCGCGATGGCATCTGGCTCGACCAGCTAGCCGCCGTGTACGAGCGGCGCGCTTCCTCCATGTCGATGCCTTCCATCAGTTTCGTGAACTGGCTCTCCCAATACGGTGCGGCCTGCGGATCATCGCTGCTGGCTGTGAGGTAGTCCTTGCGCCATCCGCTCAGATTCACCATGCACGCCGCCACAAAAGCTTCCGGCAGATTGTCGCACAACCAGGTCGTCGTCACGGTCGCAGAGATCGGAGGAGGACGGTACACGCCGAATACGTCCGTGCCATACGCGCTATCTGGATATGGCCCGATCAGCGCAGTTTGGGTGTCCAGCATTGTGTAGTCAGACGGCAGTCCCGTGACCGATGGATCGCCCCACACCATATCCAAGTACGGCTTTGACTGCTGCGTCAGCGGCCTCAGCGCCGAACCGACTTTGATGTTGATCTGCTCCACCACAACCAGCGCTGTGGTCAGAGCGCTCAGATCCACGATTCTGCTCCCGAGCGTCAGCGCCGGCCCATTTTGTGACGTGCTGAACTGGAGGAAATCCACCATCCTACAGATGCGGTTGTTGGCGTAGGATATAGCCAGGGGAAGCGCGATGATGAAGTCGGGATCGGTCGGCACCCCTGCCGACTGCAACGACAGCGGCACGAGGTAGTCGGCGAGAGTGGTTACAAGCGTCGGATAATCCATTATGATGCCCACAACGGAGGAGACAGAGATGGACGAAGACAGGTTTGTGGTTGCCGGGTGCCATGAGTGTGGCGACCGCGCGTATCATGCAGCGGCGGACGTTGAGCGCGGCCTGCGGTGCAGCAACTGTGACGCCCCGCTGGTAGCGTTGCTCGATGTGACCCTGGACGAGATTGCGCCATACACATGGGCATCTAGTTAGCCGCCATAATTTGCCAATTTACGCCGTCAGACTGGAGCGTACAGTATTTCCCGGCGGTTGCCGCTAGGATCGCCGTGCCGGCTGCTCCACCCGCCAGAGGCACCACATTAGTAGTCGCGCTCGCAACCGCATGTGCAGCAATCAACTTCAGGTTCAGGATGCGGCCGAAATACGATGCAGCCGCGAGAAGCGTGAGGGTGAGATCGCCGCTCGGATTGAGAACCAGCGAGAAGTCAGCCTCCGTCTGAGTGTACGTCGTATTCGTAACCGGCCTATTCGTCGCCGCGATGCCTCCCGCCGAATGCACGCCATGCGCGTCTATGGAAGCCGCTACCCCCATGACAACAGAGCCGCGCGCTGCGGTCGAGCCGTTTACCGGCGTGGAGAACGTGACGCCAGGAAAGACTGTGTAGCCAGAGCCAGCAAGAGTAACGGCGACGCCGGTTCCGTCCTTCCTCACGCCCCACGCCAGCGGGCTTATGACGAGGCCCGTGCCAGAGCCGCCGGTGGTTGTCGTAGCCCCGACGGGGGGATAAACAGAGTAGCTCCCAGGCGTAAGTCCGGTGAATGAGGTAACGCCGCCCGCGCCATCCACGCTGGCCACTCTCAACTGCGCCGCAGTACTATGGGTACCGCCGACGAGCGTAGGGATGTCGCCGACCACGTATCCAGTGCCCGGCGTGATGATATGCTGATCGCTCAGCCACTGCATCGCTGTGACCGTTGCGGTGGCGCTTACGCCAGCAGAGGCGTCAATCGCGACCGTTGGGTAATCGGGATTAGTGTAGTTCCCAAATACGTTGACCGTGATCGAGGCCACGGTGCCATCAGACGCGCTGATAGCCCCTATGGATTGGATGCCCGCACTAACCTGCAGCGTCCCGGCAACGCTTGCGTTGTTTTGCTCCATTATGTTGTAGGAAAATAACTCCGGCCCCCCAGCCCCGATTATCACAACAAAACCAGTCATATCTGCGGGGGTATTATTTGACCAACGCTGCTTGATGCCCTCGGGACCAAGCACAATGCCGGAAAAAGTCACGTTGGTTGGGTTGCTAAAGTACTCAGCGGTCGTGCTGTTGAAGGCGACATTGATCAGCGTACTGAACATCCGTACGTTGACGATGCCAGGCTGCGAGGTGTCGAACAACTGTTCCGTGATGGCACATGCCGCGTCGCTGAACTCAAACCGGCTGAACTGAGGCGTGCCATAGCCACTCGTCGGCCCCTTGCGGAACGATACCACATGCCGGGCCTGCTCGACGTGACACATCTTCGCCTGCAAACCAGCTGTGACACCGCAAAGTGCCGAAACGATAATAACGAAAACATCCTGTTGGCAGAAGAAATACGAGTTGCTGTAGTCATGGTCAGCGCCACCGAGCATCCACACGCCGCACCCGTTCGGATGGTGGTTGATTATGGATAGCTGGCCGGGGTTGCCGCCTTGGAAGGGTTGCGCGTGGTCTTTCGTTGCAGCGTTGGTGATGTACTTCGACGTGACATTCCAGAAGCTGCTGTTGCACGTATCCACAATCCGGCAATAGGGCGCGTTGAAACCGCCTCGGACTAGACCAATGTCGGTAGCCTCGGAACAGAACGAATAATCAAAGCCTGCATCCGCGAACGTGCCCTCGATAATGAGCTGATCGAAGGTGTTCGCCGGCGCAACTATAGTGTTGGAGACGCGGCCATATTGGTAGGACCAGCGCGGGATGAATGTTGCGTCTCCGGTAATTGTCAGGTTGATGTTGGCGACAGCGGCCGAGCCAAGTTCGTCAAATACCGGCAATCCCGCCGCCGCCGAATAGATCTTTGCGCGCTGCCCGTCAATGGTGAGGCGCGACAAGCCCGTAAAGTTCAAGCTATCCAGAACAAGATAGTCACCGCCAAAGGCGAACACCAACTTGCCATAGATCGCATTGCGGCCCGACGCGTCAGGTACCGATTGCGCGCGCATCGCTGCCGAAGCGGCGTTGATCGCTGGCGCGTTGTCGGTGCCGATGACCACGGTGGGTGCCGTCCACGATACGTTGAACGTAACTCCGGTGCCTGGGCCAGTCGCACTTACGGGGTTCGCGGGAACGGCAGAGTAACCGCCCGGCACGGTCACGGCGGCAATTGACCCAGGCTGGCCCTGGATTTGAACGTTGTTCGCACCCATAACGATAGCAACGGTCGCGCCGACAAGGCCGCTGACGCCGCCGACATCGACAATCGGCTCGGCCGCTAAGTTGGGCGGATTGGCCTGATAGATGCCGGGAGTTGTCGGGGTAGCAACGACGCTCGCAAGCACGCCGCCCGTGATCGTGCCGGTGAAGCGAAACTGGGTTGCGGCTGGCGACGTGCCGATGAAGGTATAAACCCCGTCGATGCCTCCGGTGCCGTTAGTATTGCGCGCTACAGTGTTGACCTTCGTCGTCTGCACCGTCACCTGGGCAGGCACCACAAAAGTCCCACCAAGCAGCGTGTAAACGTCGAGGGGACTGACGCCGGTGCCGGCGGCAGCGATTGTGGGATTGCCGGTCGCCTGGAAAGCAACGCCTGACAGCGCTGTTGTCGCGGCGCCAGAGAGCGTGATCTGGCTGGCCAAAGCATTTACCGAAACGACGGGAGCAAGAAGCCCCGTGCCCCCCGGGCCGCCAAGAGGCAGGATCGCGATTTGGCCAGGAACGACGGTGCTTACGTCGGCGCCCGCGATCGTAAGCACCGAACCGCCAGCGTCAATGGACAGCGTGCCAGAGTACTGCTTGCGATCGCCCTTCGCACCGTAGGTGCTGACGGAAAACTCCGTCGCGCCGCCGAGCATGTCGGCCAACGAGTACCGCAGCACCGGAGCCGTGGCAGAACCTGATGTGGCGGCCAGGAATTGCTCCAGCCCCGTCATCGGTCGCGAGCCGAGAGGCGTGTTGTTCCATAGGTTCGGGTAGGCGCCGCTCATCTGACGTCCTTCATGGCGGGATCACGCGCTCAGGTGTGTTCGCACCGATCTGCGGCGCAATCGCATTGATGACTGAGCTATCGTTCCTTCGGATGATCGCCCCGTTGTTATCAGTCAGCACGTAAATTTGCATCGGAGGCCCGATGTCCAAATCCGGTCGCGGATTCCAGATCGGCAGCGGATCGGGGGGCGGAACGTATGTGCGAAGCTGCGCCTGCGGGATATCGAGGCAACCCGGGCACACGAGAATGCGCAGATTCGCCAGTTGGGCGCCGCGCCAGTCGTACTGCCAAGTCAGCCGACTGTGGTTGTACCACAGGCCGCATCTATCGCAGCATCCAAACGCGCGGGGCCTGCGCGATGATATCTGAACTCGACCTCGGGCTTGGACGAACGCCATCAGGGTTTAGCCGCTCCCTTCGCGGCTGCCAGTTCGTCCTGCGCCTTCTTCAACTCGGCGGTGAGCTGTTGGATTTTCACCTGCGCGTCCATGAGCGACACCTTGGCGCTCAGGCACGCCATTGCCTCCTGGCCGATCACCTGGGCGGCGAACGGCGAGGTCTGCGTATCCTGCGCCGCGCATGGCGCTACTGCCAAGACCGCCAGACCCACAGCCGCCAACAGTGCGCGCATGATCTTTCCCATCAGCAGTGCGTCACGATGCCGCCGACGCTGGCGAAGCTGATGGTCGGGGCACCAGAGCACGACACGCCGGCGGTTGCCCCGGAACTAAAGACGCCGGTTGCGGAAATCGCGGCCTTCGTCACGCCGGCCACCTGGTAGAGCAGCGACGTGCTGCCGGTGTCGTAAAGCAGCGTATTCCGCGCCGCTGGGGATAGCGTTGTGTCGTCGCCGTTGAACTCGATTGCCTGCCCCGCGTCCATATTCAAACCAAACACCGGGGCACTTGAGCCCGTCGGCGCAATCGCACCACGCGCATCGTAGGCACTATAAGTCTGCGTGCTTTTTGCGAACCCGAAAGCGCTTCCGAAATTAGTATGATCGTCGTGAGTGATGCTGCCAGCGGGATCAGTCGTCGAAAGCCAAACTCCTAGGCCGATCTGGGTCTGAGTAGTGTCTGTGGTAATTTGCCGAATGCCCGCCAGATGTATCCCGCTGCGGATACCCGCGCCGCCAATCCAGGAAGGGTTGGTGGCATCGTCGGCCTTGTTGGTGCTCACATCTAATTCCAAGGCGTTAAGTAATGCGTTCCCGGTCGAAGACGTTACATCAGTCAGATCAAGAGCCGACGAAATACTGCCCTTGATCCACGCATTCGATCCGACGTTGCGGATGCCTGTAAAAAAACCACCGAGGCAAAACCCCGAGACCGTCGAATTGCTCGTGCATTTCCCGACGATGTTCCACTCATTGCTGCCATCAGTGGCTGCAGCAGTGGTTTCGACGCCAAGCGCCCGCACGATATTGGCGAGTGTACCGCCGCCAGTGGTAACGCGCAGAATACGGAACGCCGAGTAGTCTGCCGGTTGCGCCGCGTTCATGTTGAAGATCAGGCCGCCGCCCGTGGGAAGAAACAGCCCCGGCAGGCCGCCGACCGTGGTGAGTGGCCCTAGCGCCTTCCCAATCGCCGTGCCAAACCCGGTGATCGTCGTGCCAGCGACCGTCAAATTCCCGGTGCTCGAAAGCGTCGTGAATGCGCCAGCACCCGGCGTTACCCCACCGATCGCTGCGCCATCAATGGTGCCGCCAGTGAACGCAACCCCTCCGCTCAAAAGGGTGGCGAACGTCCCGGTAGTGGCACCGAGCGTCGTGAACAGCCCCGTGTTTGGTATCACGTTGCCAATCGGAGGCGGCGTGCTCCATGGAACCGCCCCACCCCCCACCGCCGCCTGGATCTGCGAAATCGTGAATTTGACGGTGTTGCCGCTCTGGCCACCAAGCACAAGGTCGTTGGCGCCTGGCGTCGTGCCGGCGGTGCAACTGTAGGGGAGGACGCCAGTGCAGCTTGCCTGGGCAGCCAGCGGGCTGGCGAAGGCGGCGGCGAGGCCGAGCCAGAAGAGCGGTTTCATGTTAGCGATCATAATAACTGGCCAAGCCGGGGGCAATGTAGATGGACACAACCTCCCTTTCCGCGATCCGCGCTCGCTGGTAGCTTGCAGCGGCCTTTGCTGTCAGCGCGGCGGACATTTCCGGCGCATAGGTGTAGGAAAGCTCGACCGCCAGCGCGTCTACGTAGGCCATCAACCAACGAGCGGGTATCGCTACCTGTGTGCCACCTGCCAGCGTTGCATCCTGCGACTTTTTAAACCGCCAGTAGAAAAGAACGTATGGTCCATTCCGGTCCGGCACGGGATAGAGATGGATGACAGGCGATATGAGCCGGTCAAACCAATAAGTTGTGGTAGGAGCCTGCAAGAACGGGTTCGGGTATGACGCAAACTCGCTACGCCCAACCGGAAAGATCACCCGATTGTTTGCGAACTGCGTGCTGCCGTTCGCCATCAGCGCGCCGCTCTCGTCCACCAGCGGAACGCCTACATTGTCCGTCAGAAAGCCGGATGCCTGGGTCTGCACATAGGCATCGGCAACCATGATCGTATCCGGCGGGCACTGCACAATCTGCTGCCCCTGAGCCAGCGGGGCCGTTTGCAGGTCCACATCCCACAGCAGGGGCTGGTCAGTACTCCAATCGCTAAGTATCAGGTTTGCCGCCATATAGGCGTCGGCCAGATGCTCCTGAAGGACGGCAGTGCGGCGCACCTTCACGCGGCCAAGCGCGTAAACCGCGAGGCCGCCGAGCGCCGGATTGAAGGTGGTGGTGCCGGTGGTAGTGATGGCGCGCCTCCTGCCCGCAGACTAGAGCCGGGCGGCGGGCTCCGCCAGTGTTACCTCAGCGGGACGACATCCCCTGGATCGTGCGGAACGTGATGCTGCCGCCCGACGGGCCGGTGGTGACGTTGATCCGCAGGAACTGGATCGGCTCGGTGATGAGGCCGTTGGCGTTGCCTGTGGCCGCCGTCACCACGTCGGTCCATACCGGAGCCGCCACCGTATTCACGTCATCGAAGGTCTGCTGCACGCTGAAGGTGCCCGTAACCGCCGTGCCCAAATTCTCAACGCTCCAGGAAAGCCCGAACGGAGTCTGCATCCAATCGCAGTTGTAGGGCGCCTGGGCCCCTGCCGGCGAGCCGGTCCCCACGTTCGCCACGGTTTGCACGCGGAGAGCCATCAGGAGCCTCGCCCGATGTCAGGATACTTCGCATGAACCTTCGCGCGCACGGTCGCCTTCTGCGCCGGAGAGCCGTGCTGCGATACCCGCGCGAGGGCGTTTCTGGCGTGAGAGGCATCTGGGATCGGATACGAGCCAGACCCAGCCCCCTTCGGTCCCGCGCCCTTGCCTGGCAGCGCGAAATCGCTCTTGGGGAGATGCTGACGCTCGGAGGCAGTCAGACGCCCCCCGCCAGCCAGCTTGATCGGCTTGTGCTCGCCGCCGTGCTCCGCCGTCTCATGCTGGCGGATCGCGCTACGGATCATCGAGGCATCGGCTGCCCGGTCGTCGTGTGTTTCACGTGAAACACTCCCGCCGCGCGCCCGGTTATGCACCGCCGGCAGCGCGCCAGGCTCGTCGATCGTCGGACGCGCGGGCTGGTCATGCGCAGCGGCGTTGAACCGCTCCTTGATCGAGCCGCCAGCCGCGCGTTGCCGATAGCGATCAATGTTGTGCTGGGCAGCATCGCCTATGCGGTGCGAGTCCTCGATCAGTCCAGAAACAGCACCGAGCGAATCGCTCGGGCCGACATTTGACGCAGTTGGACCTGGATATGGCTCGCCGCTTGGCCACGCCTTGCCGCGCGAGTAGATGTCGTCATTGGCCGAACCGCCCGTCGCCCGCTTCTTCGCCGGAGCACGATCCAGCCGCCGCTTTGCGCCCTGGCCCTCTACCGAGCCGCCAAAGGCACGCCGCAACCGCTTCGCGTAGAGCTTCTCATGCGGCTGCATCTAGGCTCTCGCTCGTCGCGTCACATTGGAGCTGCACGCACGCCTCCAATGAGGCTGGGTGCCTAACTATGGCGGCGCTGTCTGGCAACAGGATATAACTGCCATCGTCCGACAGTTCCCCGCGCTCATCTTCCCAGTGTAGTCGCCGCTCGATAACCACCACGCCACCGACCTCAGTCGTCCCGCTTGTCGGTCGAGGTCTGCAGCGAAGCCCCCGACGGCGCCGTCAGCCGGGCAGCCGACGTCATGGGCGACGTGTCCGCACCAATCCCGCCGCCACGCTTGCGCCCTGGCACGCGGTCCATCCTGTGATGCCGCGGGGCCTTTCCATCAACGTGCATCGGCATCGAGCCATGATGCACACCGCCGCCGCGCTTCAGTGCGATCGGGCCGCCTTGCTGCAGCACAATCGGGCCGCCTTGGGCGCGCTTGTGATGCTTCGCCCGGCCGCCGTGCTTGTGGCCGCCGTACCCGCCGGCCATGGCGTCCTTCTCGGTCTTCGACCCGACCGCGTTGTACTTCTGCGATCCGCGGCCTTCCTTCTCGTCCTCGGCCAGCTCCTCCATGCGCGACTCCTCAGCACCGCCGCCAGAAGCCCTCTTGTGGTGTGCCATCAACTGGCCTCCTTATTAAAACTGCGCGTTGCCCATGAGCGAGGTCGCGCTCACGGCATTCGCCAAGATCATCTCCGACAGCGAGTTCCGCACGCCCATCGAAAGAATGACGCCCGTGAATGCCGTGCCTGAGTGGGATCCGTTCGAGGCGGTCGAGCCGATGCCTCCGCCGAGGCCGCCGATCGCCGATGTCTGGATCGTGCCGCGCACATCAGCCGTCGTGGCCGTGCTCGCCGTGCCGGAGGCCAGACCTGCAGTGAAGCCCGTGGCAGCCACGTTCATGCCAGCGTTCCACCAAACCTCGGTGTTCTCGATCTGCGCCGCCCTCGTCGCGAAGCCGAATACATCCGATGTGCCCACCGCATAGGTGTAAGTAGCATCAGTGAAGGCCGGTGTCACTGACGCAATGTACTTGAACGCCTTGATGCCATAGGTCGTGACCGATGTGCCCGGCACGCTCGTGATCGTCTCCGTCATGGCCTGGCCGTAGACGTCGTAGCCCTTGACGGTAAGCGCGCCGCCAGCGCCCAGCGCGTTGTTGCAGGTGATGACCACGCCCCGCGCAATCGCCTGCCGCGGATCGAGGAACAGCCCGGGCCCCGAGGCAAAGTAAGGAGCCGCCGCCGTAGGCACGCCTGCCGAGCCGCCTTCGATCGGCTGCCAGATATTGCCCGTGCCAACCCGTGCGCCGCCTGTCGCCGCCGAAAACGGCGCCGTGCTCGTCATCACCGCTACCGTCGCCGAGGTGATGCTCTGCACCGTCGTCATCCACGGCGTGGTGGTCGTCGCGATGGCCGCAAACACCAGCGGCATGCCGGGCACCAGCACCGACGTATCCGCAAATGTCACGTTGGCCGAGCCACTCACCAGCGTGGCCAGCCCAAACCCGAAGTCGAGGCACAGCGCCGGCGTGACGATCGTCTGACCGCCGTATCCGTTGCCCGTTGCCGATATCGGCGAAATCGGGATGTTCGCCACCGCGCCGAAGGACGGCACCGCCAGCGTCATCGCTACGCCGCTCGCCACCGTATGCGCAGCCGCAATATTTGTGGTGAGGTGCGCCGCTGGCGTTCCAACCGCCGAGCGGTAAAGCGCGGCATTGAACAGCGCCGGAGCAATGCCCTTAAAGCCCCCCGCGCGTTCCTTGTCGAAGATAAACCGCGGATCGGGCACGCCGTAGCCGTGGTAGAACATCGACGGGCCGAGACCCTGCTCGCCGCCCGCGACGCCGCCCGCAGAGAGCGAGCCGTAGGCAACGAACGGGCCTTGACCACCTGTCATTGCCATTTCAGGCGCTCCTTAGTTGGCAGGTCATGCTATTTCTTCCCCACCACGGTCAAGATGTGGGGAACGTGCCCCAAATACCTCTTGGGTTTTTATACCCAGCAAAGTACCTTTCGTAGCCTTTCACTAATAGGTTATCAGTCGAGTCATCCACCCACATGGACATCTCGAACTCCTGCCGCTGCAGGTAGAGCAGCCCGTCGTAGTTCGTCTGCACGAACCAGGCGAAGTTCGACGTGAAGAAGTCCATGACCTCGTAGCCGTCGGGGAGCGAGCCGGTGGCGCGCATGGCGTTGGCATCGTTGTCCGCGGTGCCGGGGCGCAGCGTCGTGTGCCACAGGCGCGCGGCGACCCACTCGTTGTAGGGATGCACGAGCAGCCGGCGCCCCCGCCAGAAGCCCTTCAGGCCCGCTTGATCGCGGAACAGCGTGCGGATCGAGGTGAGTGCGGTGAGGAGCGCCGCTTCGTTCAGGTCGAGTTGCGCGCTCGACGGCGTGTTCGCCCAGGTGCCATAGTCGTAGGGATGCGACGCGGAGCACATGGCCACGCCGTCCCCCTGGACCGCACCATTATAGACATTGGCGGTGTTCAGGACGTTGGCAGCCTGGATTTCCTTGTACTGCGCGAAGCTCTCGTGCAAGCCAAGGTTGGAGGCCGGGAACTCCGCTTCATACAGGTTGTCGTCGATCGCCTTGCGGGTGATGGCGTAGCCCAGCCCCACCTCGAAGTGCTCGTGGTTATAGATGAAGCGCTCGCCGGCGTTGTTGTCCATGTAGGTCGCGGCGCCCTCGGTCTTGAGAGCAGCGAGACCCATGTAGCGGTTCTCGGCGGTGCGCTCGATGCCGAGGTTCGACTTGCCTTGCCAGAAGATTTTGCTCCACTGAGTCGGGATCTGCTCGTATTTGCCTTCGATGCCGCGGAGGCCGGGGCGGGTGAGGTCGTAGATGGAGGCGACTGAAATGGCCATTGCTTCGCCTCCTTATGCGACTGCTGTGACGGTGCGGGTTTCGGCGAAGTTGAACATCACCACCACCCAGTTGTAGGCGGTCGTGTCGTCCACACCCGGAGAGCCCACCTCGAGGAAGTCACTGGCAAGGCCAACGATGCGGAAGGGCAGCGTCGTGCCCGCCGAAGCGACCGCCGTGAAAAGATCGATGTAGCAGGACGACTGCCCGGTCGTGGTGTTGCCGACGTTCGAGGCGCCCGTGTAGTTGATGTCCACGGTATTGCCGACGTTGGCGATCGTGGCTGGGCTGACGGTGCCGCTCGAGGCCCCGGTCTGCGCGAGAAACCGCGCGTTGGGGTTCGTGAAGATATTGGCCGGGAACGGGTTGGCGAGGGCGTCGCTCGTGCCCGGCCAGAACTTCGACATCACCGGGATTTTCCCGGCGATGGAGTAGTATTCGCAGTCCCAGAAGACGCCGGCCGCCTGGGCGCTTGAGCCCGCCGCCATCTGGCGGATGTAGCCGGCCTCCGTGGAGGTGCCCGTGACGACCGGATCGCCGCGAAAGATCGCGGTCGTGTCGGTCTTCAGGATTTTCCGGGGATTGAAGCTGAAGTTCGTGACCGTGCCGTCGCCAGACCAGAGCGGCATCAGGCCGAATGGAAGATTGGTGTTTGCCACGGGCAACAGCCTCCATCGCTCGGAAGCTGGTGGCGGGCTCCGCCTGGGCTACCGATGATGAGGCTTGGTTCCCGGCATGGGAACGGTCGCGGCCGACGCGGCGGCCAGACCCCTCGAATGCCTCCAGCGCGGAGGCGGCGGGACGTTAGGCGCAAGCGGTGAGACAGGTCAAGCTAATTGTTCTAGAGAAAGCGGGGAGGCAGTGGTTCCCGCCGCTGGCCTCCCCTAAGCCTGCACCCTTATGCAGAAGGATGCAGCTATGAGCGTCGTAGAAATACGCGAAACCACCGTAACACAGGATTTATCTGGCGCAATCGTTCAGCTTCGGATTTCCGACGCAAAGCTGCCAGACGACCCTGCCGAAATTCGTCTAACCATTCAGGCGGCAGTTCCGGCATTCGAACTGCCTTTGCTCGCACAGGTTCAGGGGGATGCGCTAAAGGCAGCATCATCTGTACCACGTGTTGCCGAGGCTTGCGCCCGTCATTTTCCCTCCGTTACTCTCAGCGCACGTCAAGAGGATTGTTGCTGCGGGCCGGAGTATACACCGGCTATGGCGGTGTTCCTCCGCCTCGGCATGCCGGCGATCAACCCGGCTTTCGGCAATGTAGTCTAGCCTTTCCGCGCGTGTCCTCTCCACGCCGCCGCAGCGTCTACGCTATACCACGAAACTTACTCAATAGCCATCCCATCGCTGATCGGCATCCGCGTCACGCGCACGCTCGGCGCGATGCCCGGATGGTTCCGTGGCCCGGTGCCAGACGGTGCCGTCGCCAGCATGGCGTTCGCGTTCTGCTTCGCCAGCTTCGACTTCAGGTATGCGCCACGATGGCGGTTGTATGCCTCGTTCTCCGGCAGTTCGTAGAGCCGCTGACCCTCAAGTTCGATCGCGCCCTGATGGCCAGGCGGCATGAACAACCCATCATGCCGTGAGGCCGGCACGGGCCGCCAGCCATTGCGCTCGGCCCGCTGCGCACGGCGGTTCGTGTCCGGCATGCCGTAGACTTCGGTGCGAAACCACTGGTACACCATGCCGGCGGGGATGATTTCCTCCGGCACCTCGAACTGCAGCGTCTCGTCCTCAAAGCCGCGCGCGATGATCTCCTCGTCCGTCAGGCGGCGCGATTGCAGACCATGCGGCTGCAGCGGCTCGCTGAGCGGCTTCTGCGCCGCCGTCAGCTCAGCATCCATAACGCTGGCGTCGAGACGGAGCGGCTTCTTAGCCGAGGGAGCATCAGCCGAGGTGCTCATCGTGCGTTCCTCCACGGATTGCCTCTCTTGAAGCCCTCGCTCCCAGTGGCCTGCTCCATGCGCAACGCCTCAGCCCAGGACTGTGATACGAGCTGCATGTCGGGCACCTGCCGCCCATTCTCCTTCTTCGTAAAGCCCCATACCTTCATGGCGTGATCCACGAACTCCTTGGGAATGTGATCTCCTCTCGGGCGCGTTTGGCTGTGGAGAGAAGCCGTCTGCCGTCCGGGCGCGGCCTGCGGAATCTGGCGCTGGCCACCGTTGGGAGGTGCCGGCTGCTCTGGATTGGTCAACCCTGCTGTCCTTTCGACGAACTGGAAATACTCCGGACTGTTTTGAGTGAGACCGCTCCCCATCGCGAGAGAATGAGCGCCGACAACACGAGCCTGGAACGCCGGATCGGTGTAGAACAGCGGACGGCCATCGGAGCCTACGTGGCTTCGTATCCAAGTCGCCGCCCGGGCATCGCGCGTTGCCAGATCGGCTTCAATCGGATCGGCACCATCCTGCGGCTGTTGTTGCCTAGGCTGTTGCGCTGGCTCGCGAAGCTGCTGATTGCGCCGCGCCTCCATCTCCCGCTTGCCGGCCTCGAGTTGCGTAATCCGCGCTCCCACCTGCCCGGCCTGCACCGACAGATCCGCCACCTTCTCGAAATCGCCGGCTTCACCGGCAGCCTTCATCTGCCCCCGGATCAGATCGGCCTGGCGCAACTCGGCATCAAGCGCATTGCTGACTGAGGCGAAGTCCGATGTCTCCCGCTCCTGCGTGACGGTCTGCAACTGCTCGGTGACGTTGGCGACCTGCGCTTGCGCCGACCGGAGGCTCGCCTGATAGCGCCGTTCACGCTCGACGCGATCCGTCTCGAACTGCGCCTTGATCGCATCGATGGACGTAGCGGGGTCGGCGGGATCTGGCTTGTCGTCGATCGGTTCTTGTTCGGGCGGGGCGGCTTCTGCTGTTTCGCTCATCAGAACACCACATCCGGCCGCGACACTGGCATTTTGATCGCCCGCTCATTCACGAAGTGCAGGCAGTTCACGCCGTTGATCGAAAGCCTGAACCCGTTGGCATCACCGCGGCGGAAGATCACCCAGTCATTCACCTCGAACTTGTCGGCGTCGGTCCACGTCAGTTGGGGCGTCTCCTCGAAACACCGCGCCCCCATCTTCAGCACCAGCCCAACATGGCCCTGGTAGATGTCCTCATCGAGAACCCGATCAGGCCGCTGGATGCTTTCCCACGGGAACTTGTCGGGCCGCTTGTACACCGCCACCAGAACCGCGTTCAGCGTCACCCGCACCGTATTCAGCGCCCACCCGACTTGATCGCGAATACGCTGCTTTTCGGACTCAAAGAACGCCATCGCCTCCGCCGTGTTGGGGCCGACCTCGACGCCAGGAACACGCTGCGGCGGGGCATCCTCGGCTTCTGCAGCAGCCATCGCGGCCGCACGCTGTTCCTCCGCCCGCCGCGCGTTCCGCTCCTGCATCCGCGCCTCACCGATATGCCTCGGCAACACCAAACTAGACACCGTACAGCGGCTCCTTCTTTTCTACGGCCTCGGGCTCGCCGCTCGCCTCGCGCTCAGCCTCCCTGATGGCCTTCAATGCGTTCGAGTACCCGCGCAGTTCCCCTACCGCCTCGCGATAGGCTTCCAGCGTTGGGAGCGTGCCTTCCGTCAGCGCGCCGCGCACCCGCTCGGAATGCTCCTGCAATAGGCGCGTCAACCGGCCAATGACCGTCTGCTCGGCGTAGGTCAGCGACGGCTTCGGCTGCGGGATAACCCCCTGTTTGAGAGGCGCCCAGGCGTCGGGGTTGAGATCGATCCTCATTGTTTCACGTGAAACATTTGGCAGACCCTAGTCAATCCGCATCTCTTTCTTTTGGGCAATCGACTTCTCGATCCGCCCCAACCCGCCGCCCGAGCCGGCATCCATCTTCGGCGGCTTCACCGCGCCGCCGCCCTTCATTCCAGGCGGGCGCATACCGGGCGGCGGTGGCATCCCGCCAGGGGGCGAACCCATCGGACGCGGCGGCATAGCGCCCGGGGGCATTCCACCCGGCGGTCCACCGGGCGGACCCCCCGGAGGCCCACCCATCTGCGGCATCGGAGGCCGCGCCGGAACCGGAACCGGCACCGCCTGCGGAGCGGACTGCTGCGCCGGTGGCACCAGCACGTTCACGCTCACATGCGCCTTCCCCTTGTGGCGATCGGCGCGCTTCTTGCTCGCACCACCCTCCACCGCCCCACCGTCAGCGTAGCCGGCACGATGATCCGGCTTCGAGTGATGCTTGCCGTGCGTCCCAGTGCGGGCATGGGGCACAGAACCCCCGCGACTTACCCCTGCCCGTTCCGCAATCCGCCCACCGCGAGCCTCGGCGCACGCCGAACGCATGCTGCGATAGTCAGTCATGTGATGTCCTTCCATCAAAGACGGCAGTTCCGTCCTTATCAAGATATAGCGGTGGAACCGAGGGCCGGACCGGCGGGACAAGCTCTATTGGCCCTCCGTGCAGCTTCATCAACGCATCCATCGCCGCAATGAGGTAATCCGTTGGATCACGCAACCCAACCCGCAACGGTTTCCCATCCTCCCCGATACGGCAACGCATCCCATTCTTTAGTGCCTGCGCCACTTGGCTGGCAGCCTCGAATGCAATGGATGCCTCAGCCATCACGCACTCCCCTGCAGGTTGTCGAGAATTGCAGCCTGTTCGGCCCAGTTCGTCACAGCCTCGAACGCCTCATCGCACATGCAATGAACCTCCAAAAACACGTCCGCCCCGGTTACAGACCGCAACACCGGGAATTTGCGAACGATGCCCTCGATTAAGTCCAACAGCGTCAGCCCGCGGTCATAGAGCGCGGCAATTTCCTCGGGAACCTCAGCACCGCAGGCGACTGCCATATCGAGAACAGCACGAGAGCATTCCCGCTGTTCCGCTCCCGCAGCAAGCAACGCCTGCAAGCGCTCTTCGTGCGACCGCTCAACCATCGGACACCCATAGGCGCTTCCACTGCCGCGCCCGACCCTTCACCCTGTCGCCCCCGTAATCCATGAAAGCAACCAGCGTGTCGCCCAGCACCCGCCAGCGGTACGGGCCCTGGTCGTAAACAACCTCGCCATTCGTGCCCGCCCATCGCGCGGCTTTCGCCGGAATGGGCGGGACATCAGCCCGGGAAATGAAGACACAGCCCTCTGGCATCATGTCCCGGTGCCCGAGATCAATGATTAGCGTTACGCTCACGCGCCCGCCGGCACCGCCGCCGTTGTCTCGAAACTCCCAGAGACACCCGACACGCCAGGATTGGCACGATCACGAACCGCCAGCACATGCGATCCAGCCGCCGGCGCCGCTGCCTTGAACGACCACTTCTCCGCTTCGATAGTGGCACCCTCCGCCGGGACCCACCCGCTGCCGTCGAACTCGTAATCCAGCGCAGCCGGTGCTGCACCAGCATACGTGCCGGTGTAGGTCGTCTCAGTCCCCGCCACTGCAGCAGCCGGCAGATCAACCACGATGGCCTCCTTACCCACGACCGGCGCCGTACCCGCAAAAAGTGCGTGGACATCCGTCGCCAGCACCGCGATCGTACAGTTACCGCGCGCCGCAACGCCAGCCTTCGCTGCCAGTTCGAGATCCAGAAGATCAGCCGCCGTCGGCTCCGTCGCCCGCCAAACCGTCCATTCGAGGTTGCCCTCAACGTAGAACTCCACGAGGAACCCAACCTTCTGCCGACCGCTCCTGACGACGATCGTAGGCAGAACCACCGGAAGAGCCTCCCGCGCCTTCTCCGCCGCCGCAGCGCGCTCCTCCGCCGCCGCCTGCTTCTCCTTGGCCGCGGCATCGGCCTTGGCCTTCACCGCATTCGGATCGCTGCCAACCGCCGCCGACGGCGTAGGGATGGGCGGCCAGATCGTAGCGGTCGGCGTAGTGAGGGTCGTTGACATGCTATTTAGCCTCCTGATGCCGGGGAACTACCCGGAGTTGTAGGGGAAGATAGCGGGTTGCCTCAAGCTCGTGCATCCCAAAACCAATAACGACGGTTGCCATCGCGGGCATACATCAGATTCGAGAGCCAATCGCCCTCAAACCATGTTTGAACGCCATCAGCGCGTCGCTTAATGTCCAATTCCTTCCGGGGATGAAGCTCCGCCAGAAGATCGCGGCCGTTCACATGGCTGAAACTGGCATGTACAAGCGCATCAAAGCGCTTTTGCTTCTCGTCCGCCGACAGAGCCAGTAATTCAGCTTTGGTAGCCATCATTATGGCCCTCCCCCCGGTTGAGGTCGCGTTGCCAGTCCAGCCGCAGCAACAGCGTGGTCGTCCGCGTGCGCAACCATCTCGTGCTGTAGCCTCAATCTCTCCGTCTGCTCGCGCGTCATATCGATCTCGGTCTTCGCCGCACGATCCGCCGCACGGTCCTGGCTCTCGACCATCGCCTCGTGCGCCCGCAACTGCTGATCGGCCCCAACCGCCGACCCTTCCGCCGCCGTCTTCTGCGTCTGCGCCCCCAGCAGCGGCACCTTCGCATCGGCCTCCTTCGCCCGCGCCTGCGCCGTCGCAATCGACGCCTGCGCCTGCATCATCTTCGCCTGCGTCGCCTGCGGATCCGGTGGCTTCGCGCCGGCCCCACCAGCCGCCGCTGCCTGCTGCGCCTGGAACGCCTCGAACTCCTCCTGCGTGTTCAGAAGCGAGTCCGTGCTCGTGACACCCATGCCGCGCAGAACCCACTCCGCCGTAGGCACCACCTTGAACACCCCCGGCGGTGTCTGCAGCGCCATCTGGAACACCGCCATCCGCTGCATCACCCGATGCAACATCGACGGCGTATTCGGATCAGCCGCCGGCACCAGATCGTAATCGTCCAGCGCCGCCAGCAGCGTAGCCTCATCCCACTGACGCGCCGGCTTCTTATTGTGACGCCAAAACGCCTCCGGGTCCTCACGCAACCGCTCGGCAATCAGCCCAAACTCCTCCGCCTGCGCCGCATGCAGCCGCTTAAACACCGCACCCGTCAGCTTCGTCGCCTCGATGATGTTCGCCATCACCGTCCCGACCGGAGCGTTCTGCACACCCTCGCCCGTCGGTACATTCGGCCGCGACCCCACCCGAGCCGCCGCCTGCGCCACATTGTCCAGCAGCGACAACCCCGCAGGCTGCGGCCCCTTGTACGGCAGCGGCGAGATCATGTTCCCGATGGGCTGCCCACCAGTCTGAATCGGAACACCGGCCCCAGGCGCAACCCGGAAGATGTTCGTCAGTTGCTTCCCCAGCACATCCACATACAAAAAGCCCGGGAAGTTGGAAAACATCATCGAATCGAGCATCAGCCGCCATCCGGCCGTCAGTGCCATCGTCGTATTGCCGAGGATGTGCATCAGCCCGATGCCGTAAAAACTAAGGACCGGCGCAAACGAATACTTCACAAACGTCCGCCGAGCCGCAAAGTCCTTGTCGCCAGGCATCCAGTCGCGCCGAATCTCGAACACCTGTCGACTGTCCCGGTCCATCGATACCTTGTACGGGCGCGGCACCCGGATTTCGCCGTCGTCCGTAAACCCGCCACCGTTCCCCGGCGCCCCATCATCCAACCCACGGATATTCAGTTTCGTATAGCACTCCCAGACCGTGTGCGGCTTGTCTTCAGGACGCTGCGCGCTGCGATCATACCCCTGCGCCTCAGCCACAGCCTCCTGCACAGGATTCTGCACATACAGGGGCTGGCTAATCCGCCCCTCCGCGTATACCCCCGCTTCCATCAGCTTCAGGATATCGTCCTTCAGCTTCTCCATTTCGTGCGTTACTCGCGGCGCATTCGCCGTGTCAGTCACACCAGCATCGACAATCAGATCCTTGGAACTGATGCTCTCGCTCACCGGACGACGCCGCAGTGGGCAGTTGAACACCTTCTTAAACGCACATCCCAGCAACCCAACCACGAACGCCATCTGGTCAGTATCTGGGTAATACTCCGTCGCCGTATTCGTCAGAAAGTGGTTCAGGTCCTTCTCGAGATCCGCCGCCAGCTCATCGCCCATATCCAGGGCTGGGCCGCCGTTGTGCCCCATCCCGGCTTCGTTCGCCGCCATAACAGCCTGAACCGCCGTATCCACGTTCTCCGGCGCGATCACACCAGCCGTCGCCATCGCCTGCACAGCGAACCGAACAACCTCCTCCGGCACCCCACTCGGAGCCGTGGCGTCGTTCCGCACCTTTACCGGACCATCCGCCGGCAGCATCTCACCCCTGAAATCCGACTGAAACCCAAGACACGCCTCGAGCAGCAGCGGATGCCGAACCGTGCTCATCCCCTCCAGAGGCGCACCACTCCCACCCGCATCGCTCCGCGGCGGCTCCAACCGCAGCCCAAGCATCCGAATGGCCTCGGCCGTCATCTCCATCACCCCGCGCCGGCTGGCGATGTCCGCCGTCACCCCGCGCCAGACCTCATCCCCGATCCGCGCCACCTCGTTCTGGTCCAGCACGTCCACCAGGTTCGCGAAGTGCTTCCCGTTCCCCGCACGCTTCGCCGGTCGCCACTCTTCCTCGGGCAGTTCGTCGATCGAGTTGTCGTCGTTGAGGATCAGCAGGCCGCCGGTATCGGGGTTGACCGTCCCCTCGCGCCCGTCCGGGGCGGTACCGTACTCGGTGTCCTCACGGGGGCGGAGGTTTACGACGACCATCAGGCCGCCACCTCATACATCGTGTCCGTTACCGTCACCAGATGCCCAACGGCGGGTTTCCACTTAACAAAACCGCAGTCCAAAGCGTGGCGGAAGCCAGCCTCAGTCGCAACGAGTTCTATGCGGCCATCCGCAGCGTCGCGCGCCTCACACAACCCGGCGTCAATCAACTCCATAACAGACGATAAACTACCCGCGTCAACCTTCCACCGGCCTAGCACCACGGCCTCCTGCAGTATCGCCACATGGTGACGACGAAGGGGTTCGACGCCGATCATAAACCCGCCAGTTACCACACCACAGCCGAGATGTCACCCAATCCGTTCAGACGCTCACCACGCCTCACGCTCCAGTAGATCCTCGTGCCACCAGTTCTCCAACCATGGGTCCAAAATAAAACCGGCAGCCGCCACTTCTTCCGCCGTCACCCAGCCGTCAAGGATCGCCTCCCGGAAAATAACCGGGCGGTTCAGAAGATAAGCACGCAGAAACTTCCGACGGACAGATCGCTCAGCGTCAGTCGCATCGGGGGGAAGGCACAGTTGAATACCCACCGACCGCGCCAATTCTGCGGCCAGATGCGATTCTTGCCAGACGCCCATCACTCAATCTCCAACTCCGCCGCGTGCAGCCGCCCCAGCCGCCGCCCCACCCCCGCCACATTCGGCGACGGAAGCCACTCGTCCGTCCGCAGCGGGCCAGCACGAACCATGTCCCCCGTGATCCGCCCGTAGATCCCACGCCCCGCCTCGATCATCGCATCCTGCTGCGCCATCCGCCCCTCAGCCGCCCACTTCTGTCGCACGTAGGCCGCCTCCGTCTCCCGCGCTACCTCCGCCATCCGCTCACGCCACGCCGCCAAATCCTCCCGATACTGGCGAGCAAACATACGGGCGCGAGCGGGGTTCATGCCAAAGCAGGCTTCAGAGCATCAATCGCCGCCCGCGCGGCCGCGTCCTCCACGCCCGCCTCCCAACGCGTGTAGATCAACCCATACTTCCCGCAATTGCCGCACCCATTCACGCAGGCAATGCTCGTCCCCTCGTGAACCTCACTCTCCCACCCGCATTGGCGACACGAGAAAACAGTGCGGTTTTCGCGCCCAGTGCGCATCACCCCAACCCCTCCATCAACTTCCCAACACACTCAGGCACCGGATACACATCCCCCAAGTCAAACAACTCCGCCACCAGCCGATCCCGCTCCGCCAAATCCACACCTCCCACCATCTCGCCCCTCCTCACACGCCGCACCAACTCATACGACCAGCCCCCAGCAACGGGCAGCGCACGTACATGATCCACAATCCACAACTCCCCACCAATCTTCGTCACATACCGATGCCGCCGAAATACCAACTCCCCACCCGCCGGAGGCAACCACGCCAAGGGTAGAGCGTGCTTCACGCTTCATCCCATGGCAACTCGCCCATCGGGATAGGATCAATCTCGCAATCCCCATACGTTACCCGAGGCCGACAGCGACCACTCCACTCGCTCTCGCCAACCAGACGAGCCGGCTCACTCACCCGCGTTACATCCTCCCACACTCGTTCACCCGGGGTCATGCCGCCTAGGTCCTGTATAGGGGTTGAAGCCGCCCAGCCCGATCATCTGCCATCGCCCCCAACCGATCCGCCTCCACAGCCTCAACCTCCCGCATCAGCATCCCGTTGTCCCGCATCCATCGAAGCGCGCTCGTTACAGCATCGCACCTATCATCATGCCGCCCACGCGGAAACAAACTAATCTCACGGATCGTATCCTCACACCACTCAGGCCACGCCAGTTCGTCCGTCCCCGCACGCAACACCCGAGGCGCATACACCATCCCATCCTCAAACAACGGCACAACACTCATCACCCGCGACACCTTATCGTACCCTCGCCGCCCCGCCACACTCCCACGCGGATCAGTCATCGTTATCGAATACGGCTTGCCTTGAAACACCCGACCCAGTTCCTGCACCACACTATATCCCGTCGCCTTGTTCTCAACCAGCAACGTATTCACCTTATACCGCCGAGCCGTCTCATCTATCCGCTGAACCGCATCATTCAACGCCATCCGATCAGCCCAACACCGAATCAACATCACCTTCGGCATTCCATGACGCTGCTCGGTGAACGTCCCCAAAACCGCCATCGCCGTCGGATCGTTCACCGTGCGCTCAGTGAACGCCCCGTCAACCCACGCCACCACAAAATCAAACCGGGGAAATTTCGGCGCGCTCACATCAACAGGGTCCCACGGCTGCCACCAGTCATCCCGAATGATCGCCCCACCACGCGGCACCGGCAACTGCTGAAACTGAGACGCTACCGCATATTGCCCCATCGCACGCTTGTCGCGCTCGACAACCCACGCCGGGAAACGCTCAGGGAAACACAACTCCCCTCGCACCTCCCACCATTGCCGGTCGTTCCGACCAGGCTCCAAGTCCTCAACCGTCCGCGGCTCTCTCCAACCTATCGACGTCTCGCACCGCCGCTCGTCCAACTCCATCGGGATCATCAGGTGCGTGTAGTCCCCACCATCACTCAACAGCGTCCCCGTCGCATCATCCTCATGCGTCCGCTGCTCAATCGCCACAATCGCACTCGCCTGCGGATCGTTCATACGTGTCGGCAGCGTCTCCCGAATGTACCGCTGCGCCACCCCGCGAACCACAGGACTGTCCGCCTGCTTCACCGAAATCAAGTCATCCAACAGCACCCGATCGCCGCGCTCCCCCGTCCCCACCCCATCCACCGACGTCGCCAGCTTCCACCCCGTCTTGTCATTCGCCAGCTTGCCTACCCCCGTCTGCGTCACCTCAAACCGATCGCCCCAATACTTCGTAAACATCGGCGACCGTAGCAACTGAAGCGCCCTCCCATTGTCGCGCTCTGTCAGCGATGACGTATACGACACACACACATACCGCATCGACGGATGCCGCACCCACTCCCAGCACGGCCAGAATACCTGCGTCGTCAAACTCTTCGACATCCCAGGAGGGCAGTTGATAATCAGCCGCGCTATCTCCCCTGTCGTCACCGCCTCAAGATGTTCGCAAATCGCCCCGATCGCCCAACCGTTTACGAACGGACGCGATGGCTCTACCGCACTCCAGCAAAAACGTATGAAATCAATCAGCCGCTCCTCAGCCTGCGCCGCACGCAGAAACTCAATGTCCGCAGCCGTCAGCCCGCCTAGGTCAAGCGGGGCCGCCACGCCGCCGATCCTCCGCCGCCTGCAACTCACGCAGGAACGCAACCTCCGCAACCGTCAAACCACCGCGCCACTTGCGCCGCCCCGGAGGCACCAGCCGCCCCCGCTCCATCCGCCCCGCCTGCCGCAGCATCGACGACGCCATCCGCAAGTTCCCCGCCACATCACCCACGCCGCCGAGCCGCGCCACGCGATGCGCCAGCGTCTCCGCCTCCATCGCCAGACGCTCGATCTCTGCCTGGCGGAGGGGGTCAAGTAACATCGCCCAGCTCCGTCAGCCCGTCGAGCGTCTCCCGGTGCCGCCGCTCCCGCACCTCCGCCTCCGCCCACGTCTCACGCAGTCGCCGCACACACACGTCGTGCATCGCCACCGCATCCCGGTTCGCATTCGCAAACCGCGGACCGCTCACCGATGTCAGCGCCGCCAGCGCCTTGAAGTGCGCCATCGCCGCGCGCAACTGCTCCTCCGAGATCGGCGCGTGCGTCACCAGCGCGTTTGCAGTCTGGATCGTCATTCGCACTTCGTCAGTCATTCCACATCCTCCGCCGCATCCTCCCGCGCTAACCTCTCCGCCTCCGCAAATGCCCCACGAACAGGCCAACGAGCCAGCATCCGCACCATAGGATTCGCATGGTCAAGCAGCGGGTGGCCATACGGCGGCGGCGCAACCCACCCCAGCCGCACCCAATCAGCCAGCACCGTTTCAGGATCGTCGGGTTGCCAGGGTACGTATGGCGCGTATGGCGCATCAGTCATCCCACATCCTCCGCCGCTGCCCCAAGCCAGAACGCATACCGCGCCACCGCCGCCGCGCGCGCCGCATCCATCGCATCGGTGTCACAAAGAGGAACATCGTACAGAGAACGTGACTCACAAAAGGTCATCGGCCGTGCGCGCCCCTTCAAGTAGACGAACTCTCCGGTTCGTATATCAACGCCAGCGGTAACGAATGGGTACTCTACCATGCCATATCCCGGTGCCGATTAATCTCCGCATTCAGCCGGGCGTACAGAACGCGGTTGGTTTGCACGAGTTCGCAATGTGGCGGATTGCAGTCCAGCGTGATGCGAACATACTCGCGCCAACGCTCGAGCGCCGACAGCACGAGGTCATCTTCATGGGGTTCGGGCAGCCCTACCACGTCTGACACATCCACTGTCCCGCCATCCAATGGCAGTTGGTGCTCACCGGACGCGCCGGCGTGTAACTGCCATATGCTCCCATCATCCCGAGCCCGGTTTGAATCAACAGCTGGTTCGTCGCCGGGGTGCCGTAGCTATAGCCGCCCTGCGCGCCGGGCCCACACGCCGCTACCGCCAGCGTCGCCGCAAGGACCATCCACCGCATCTCTCTACCCTCCGCCATCACGGGGCGCAATTATGCGCGTCGGCGGCCGCAGGATCAAGCGCAATCGACATACCGCCATGGGAGCCAGCATGCGAAAGGCATCACCATCATGGTGATACCTTCACGCATGACCCGTCTCACTGTCGCCTGGCGGTTCGTTCATCTTGTTACCCCCACATCCAGCGGAGCCCTGCCGTACACAATCACAAGACACCGGCAATCGGTCGTTTGTAAACGATGTCGGCATTCTGTACGCCAACTAACATCGATCACGTCACGCATGCCCTGGCTCATGATCGGTAACGCGGACGACGCGCCAAATCTGAGCGCCGTCAGGAGCCCGGCCAGCGCGCACCAGCATCGTGCCCACGCTGCTCACCAGACCCTCGATCGATTCAAGCGCGCGCTCAATCTCGGCCGCAGTGAGTCGGCAACAGCGCGAGGCTAGTTCGGCAGCGGTGTTCCTGTCGGTCGCCATCGCTAGTTCGTTCCTCTCTTGTTCTAGGAGAACGTTTGATCAGGGACCTTAAGAGCGTTCGTCCGGCTCCTTAAGGCCACCATCAGGCTCCGCTTCCTCCGCAACCGCCTCGAGCTGCTGAACCTGCGCCGTGGCCATAATGTCGAGAATCTGTTGGCGCTGCTGATACGAGAGACCGCGCAGCATGTCACGGCGGCGTTCCATGTTCGGATCCGGCGTTTCCTGTATCGCAACAGCGGCAAGGCGCGGATGAACGTAGGGTGCTGCAGCAACAGCCATCGCAACTTGATCGGCGGTCAGCTCCATCGCCCAACGTACACCGTTCATGCGCGCGAGCATGACCTCAATCGGCGTGCGTTGAAAGCGCGCGAGCCACGGGATTGCAGCTGAAGCAATGCGTTTCAGCTCACCGGTTTTGACGTTTTGGATACCTTTACGGCTCACAGATTCCACTCATAGCACGAAGCTCGACGCAAGCGGCTGAATACTCGTGCATCACCATGAAAGCAAGGACTTGCAAATTGCGGTAACTAGATCGTAACAGCGAATACCCAAATCACATACCTCGCGGCACGAGCCATGCACATTATCCCTATTGCGGAACGGGGACAATTGGCGCATAAATGCATGTGTCGAGGCAATCAGGCCCGGCGAGGAGAACCACCACAGTCCTTAGCACCGCAGCCCTGAGTGCAACTGGGGCGGTTTGAGCCGCCCCTCACCTGCCGGGCGCGTCCCGGCGAACTGAGGAGAAACCACAATGTCACGCTTTCATGACTTCACCAGCTACAGCAACTACGGCAACAGCGCATCGCGCGCTGAAACACTGCGGATAGCGTCAACGATCGACCTAGATGCGATCGACGTGGACGTGTTCTTCGGGCCGATCGGCAGTTGCGGGTTCAGGAGTGGCACTTGGACCGCCCGGTATGACGGCGAGACCTGGCGGTTCTTTTCCAGCGTTCCGCACAGCAGCGACCTGGATACGCAACGCGCGAGGCTCCAGCACGACGCGGCCTTGAGCATTGCCGGCATTTGGGCAAACCGCACGCGGGCGGCTGGGGAGGGCTGAGCGATGACCGACATAGCAGCTCGCAACCGTGCGATCAAGGCGACGCTGGAGGCGGTGTTTGGGCGGGGGAAGGTGACGGTGCGTGGGAGCCGTGGCACGGCCTACGGGTGGGTGCGGGTGGCGATCGACTGGACGCCGCTTGACACGGACCAGGCTCGCGAGATGCGGGAGCATGTGTGGGCGCTGCTGGTGGCGGCCGGACCGGGCAAGGAGATCGGGACGTACGGGTACGACGATCCTGGTTCCGACTATGGGTATGGGCGGAAGATCAACATCGACTTCCACCGCTGCCGGTACTTCCGGACGGCGCGACACGGGGACGGCACGCTGTTGGTGCTGTTGGACGGGTATGGTGCGGATTGGATGCCGCAGGCGGAAGCGGACGCGCTGCGGGCTGGGGCGGAACCGACATGACCGCCGCGCGCGGCCCTTCTGGGGGCGCTGGGGAGCCTGTGGGCATGGGGGTGGGGGAAACTTCCCCCCCGCTTCCCGAGGGGCCTGGGCAGGCTCCTGGCGGCCCGCTGACGTGCGGGGATCGCGAGGCGGCGTTGTGGGCCCTGGGGTGGTCGCCTGGGCAGTTGGCTCGGCTGCTGGGGTATTCGACGGGGACTGTGAAGCGTTGGCTGGCGGAGCCTGCGGCGCTGGTGCCGCCCGAGGTTGACGCGTGGCTGGGGCGGATGGCGGCGGTGCTGGACGCGGATCCGCCGCCTGTGCGGATGCGTCGGCGCCTCATGCGGAGCCGTTTGGATTAGCGAGCGCGAGGAGGATTTCGCGCTTGGCGTAGTCGCGGAGTTCGCGGTTGTTCGCCATCAGCCTGACGACCTTCTGGGAGCGCAGGGCGGTGAGGATATCGGCGCGCATGCGTTCGGAGAAGTCTTCGGGGAAGAAGCCCAGGACAGCGACGAAAACGTCTGGGGGGACATCACGGGCGGCCTCGGGGGGGATGTGCAGCGGGACCCCGAGGACCGTGTGGTATGGGCAGACCTGGTAGACCTGGCGGAGGGTTGCCGGCTTTCCGCGCCTGATTTGGCTGATGAGGCGGCGGACTTTGCGGTCGTGGGCCTGTGCGTTCGACATTGGGGTGGTCTCCGGGGCTGGTCCAGTCGTCCAATTTTTAAGACGGCGTAATTTGGCTGATGAGGAGGGGGTAAGGCGCCTTACGGGGTGAAATGGCGGATTTCCGCGCCATTACACTACTTACGGGACTTTCAGCGGGTTCTATTAAAGCGCTGTACAACGTCGGAGTGAGTGTCGTTTTTATATGCGCGTTCCCCTATTACGTGTAATATGTGTAAGTGTGTAAGGAACATAGGGGTTATAGGCGTTTGCTGTGTCTTACGGAGATTCTGGTTTAAGATCGTCG